ATCTGCCAAATCGCCTATGATGCCATTGTAGGCAAGTTCTCCAAAGAAGCACTCGACTTCGCCTTTAAGGGATTGTCACACGATGAGGATGTAGAGACGGCGGCGCAGGAAGCGGAAGTAAGAGGACGCAACGCCAATATCGAGGAGAAGCTGAGAAAGCGCAGCAAGGGTGACGGAATCCCAGCCGCACCAAGCGGACGCGCAGGTTCAGCGCAGACCACACCGAAGCGCAGCCTTGGAGCCCTTGACTCCGCAAGTGAAGCCTCTTCCATTTGGGAGAGAGGCGGTTTTAAAAGAAACAAGACAAATCAATATTAACAAAATTAGAAAACAATGAAGAAAGAATTTTTGAAAAAGAACTTGTGGCGAATGCTTTTGGGTATTTTGGCAATGGTGTTCGGCGCAACGGACGCCGTCGTAATGGCGGCAGCGGCAGACCTTCCTGACGCAGGAAAGACCAATTCGGGCAACCCCGACAGCAACGACGGCATCGCGACCGAGACGCAAGGTCGTGAAGACGGAGACCCGGAGATGTATACTAAAGACATCGACTCGAAGATTGTCAAGATTCGTCCGATGGCTACGCCTATCGACCAAATCAGCCGATACGGCAAGTTCTTGAAGACCGACTCAATGATCGTCAAGTACTATTCTCTCGGCACACGACCCATCAAGACAACGTTGTCGGAGAATGTAATCAAGATGGAGAATGGCGCCACATCTATGACAATCAAGGTGTCAGACCCGACAATGTTCACACTCGACGACACAATCCGAGTAGTCGGAGCGAAGGCGGTTTCTCGCCCGGACGGAACGAAGTACAACGACGAAGACCCGTTGGAGAAAGATGACCCAATGCGTCCCGACTTGATTCTGTGTGTGTGCGGCAGAGACCAGAACAACGGTTATCCAGTAGTGTATGCGGTCAACGGAGACTTGAACGACAAGAAAGAGCCGATTCTCATTCCTGCGCTCAACAAGGACGAAGTGACACTCATCCGTATGGGCAAGGCTTGTGCGGAACTTGACGTTCAGACAGGACGTTTCAACAACCTTCCTACAAGCGAGGAACAGTATTGTCAGAACTTTATGATTCAAGTGGAGCAGTCCACATTTGACAAGATTGCGTCAAAAGAGGTTGATTGGAACTTCTCCGACATCGAGGAGGACGGCATCTATGATATGCGCCTTGCACAGGAGAATACATATCTCTTCGGAGCGAAAGCACGTATCAAGCACATCACAAAGGACAATATGGACACTTGGTTCACAGGCGGTATTTGGTATATGGCAGGTAAGGACATCGAGGTCGGAGCATACAATGAGACACGCAAATGTGTGGAAATCAGCGATGACAACCTTGTCGAGATTTCAAAGGACTTGTTTGTGGGCACGGGCATCGGCAACAAACGCAAGGTCATCCTCTGCGGCTCCGATATGCTTGAGGCTTTCTCTAAAATCAAGTCGGAGAAATTCCGCTTGAAAGAGAACGTAGAATCTTGGAATCTTAAATTCAAGTCTTGGTCTACCGACTTCGGTGAACTTCTTGTCATCCATCACGAGCTGTTCGATATGAACGGAATGAGCGACTGCGGCTTTGCTCTTGATCCTGAGTATCTCACGAAGAAGACCCACATCTCTTGGCAGCGCAACGTGCTTGACTTGAAGAAGGCAGGCATCCGCAACACTGACGCAGTAGTGATCCAGGAGGTCGCTTGTCTGTATCTGCGTTATGCCAAGGCACACGCACGAATGAAACTTGCGGCAAAGGCAGGAGCGTAACTGAAACATAGTATTAACAGATAAAGGGGTGTCCAACCGATACCCCTTTTTAAAAATCATAACGATATGCAGAAAACATATAAGTCCAAGTCGTTTCTCAGCATCTCAGTGGCTGTGGGGAGAATGACTTGCCAAGACACCCAAGACAGCAACAAATCTGTGACAAAGGACGTTTTCAAACACATCACCTTTGAACCGGACACCACGGGCTATGCTTACTACAGCACCGCTGACGAGACAGAGCAGAAGGCTATCGAGGCACACCCTTTGTTCAACAAGATGTTTGTTTTGAAGGATGCCCCGGCATCTGTGGTGGCAAAGAAGGCTGCCGCAGTCCCAGTGGAGAAGAAAGAGGTAGAGGTGACGAGTGCGGCTGACGCAAAGCAGTATCTTGTAGACACGTTCGGCATCAGCAGAACGAAGATACAGTCGACGGCAGACATCAAGAAATACGCAGAACAGAACGGAGTAGTATTTGTAGGCATCTGATATGCGGTACGACTTGAAACAGATAGAGAAGGATGTGCGCCTTGTCCTTGACCGGAACAAGGCAGCGGACAGCCTCCTTGACGAGGAGACCACCACGCTTACGCTCAACGACATCATTGACGGGAGGATAGAACTTGCCGCACGCACCGTGCTGCTCAACGCTCCGCTGCATCTCATCGGAGAGGGGAAGGAATTGCCTGTGGACGTGAATTGGGAATCACAACCCGGCTATGGTATGGGATTCATTATGCTACCGTCCGACTATCTGCGTCTTGTCACGTTTCAGATGACAGACTGGGAACGTCCGGTCACCGAACCGATAACAGAAGAGAACCCATTGTATGCAAGACAACGCAGCCGCTATCCGGGTGTCAGAGGATGTCCGCAGCGGCCTGTCGTTGCCATTGCTTCTTACCCTTCCGGTATGGCGTTGGAGTTTTTCTCCTGCCGAGGAGGAGAGAAAGTTGCGGTGCGGAGGGCAAGGTATATTCCGATTCCGAGAATTGAAGTGGGAGAAGACAACTTGAAGGAAATTGAACTTCCACACAAATGTTATGACGGCATTGTCTTCACCACGGCAGCGATGGCATGCGCTGTACTGAAGGATGACTTGGCGGCAGTAATAAGTGAAACGGCAAATCAATTATTGAAATGACAACAGACGTACATAATTTAGGAAATTTCGCATCACTGGCAGCCGCTTGGGAGAGATACCCAAATGGGGCGATGGTCGGAGACTACATATTCATTGCCGGGGTGCGGTATGACTGGGACAAATATGAGAAACAATGGCTGACACCAGTGGCGGTAACGGATATGAACATATCAGTGTTCGATGTCTCCACCTACGACTTTGAAGCAAATGATTGGCGGCACGCCTTGCCTAATGGAGAATACACTGTTGTCTCCAATACACAAGCGGTCGGCAAGCTGTTGAAGTATGACGACGGCTTCGTGCTTGAAGGTTTTGTCACATTGGCGGAAGCGGGGGCGGACAAAGTGTTCTCTCCTGTCGTTGATGGCGACAAGCCAAAGGCGGACGCAAAAATATTGTCGGGCAACCAATCGTATCACAAGTATGTGTATGTGGATTCCAAAGGGGTGTACAATGTAAGCGACGCCACGGAGAGAGGTCAGATAGGCGACATTCAACACCATCTTGACGACTTGCAACAATATGTGGACGACAATTTGAACTCGTTGAACAAGGCCGTTTCCGCTATAAAGAAGGATGTCGGCACGACGGAGGACGAGGCGGACAAGGAAGGCAGTCTGCACGCACAGATAAATTATTTGAAGCAGAACGGAGGAAGTTGTGACTGCGAAGAGATTCTTGAATACGACAAGGCTCTTGTGACAGCACTCACACCAGACTCCACATCAGAGGAGATAAGCCTCGCTTTCGTTCCCATAGGAGCGAAAGACAAGACAACACCTGTGCTTCCGAAGGTAAACGACCTGTTGGTGACCAAGGGTAATGTGAAGGAGATGGCTCAGTTTGTCAACGTCACCGACTATCTCACTCCAAAAGGCACACACCGATACACACTGATTTATCAAGACGGCTCCATTCTTCACACCATACAGATGCTTGGCTTTACGAGTGTTCATTCCGTGGAGCAGAACGACCTTGCGGATTTTTCAGAAGTTGAATTGGTTCCAAAGACCATATAATCATTAAATTTATTTTTTTTATGGCAGAAAAAAAACTACAAGTGGACAGCCCGGTGAAAGTAATCACATCGGGCACCAAACCGACCATTGAGAACTTACCGAAAGGGAGCATCGCAGTCGGCAGAGTAAACAACCGTCTTGCCGCTGTTGCCGCTCTCGGTGATCCAAGCGAAGAGACAGAGGCGGAAATCCAAGACCTTTTGCAGTACGATACTGTGGAAGGAGAGAATGCGACAGTCACCGATTTGGGAGGCATCAAGGCTGGAACAAAAGCGAGCGATTTAAAAGGCAAACCCCTAAGTGAAGTACTTGACGCTTTGTTGTTCCCGGTTGTAAACCCAACGTTTGTGGCACCGACAGCGACATTGACCCTTGATTCTTCGGTAGCGAGAACACAGGAAGTAGGCTCATCGGCTCCAGGCACAGACAAATTCAAACACTCGCTGAACAAAGGCTCTATCAACATTGCAGGTAAGAAGCAGAACGACCGCTCTGGAGCGGAAACAGGATTCTCTCTCAAATGCAACAACGGCAACATCCCGACGACCTTTGCAACAGCTGGTAGTTATACTTATGTAGGCACAGTGTCTTATGCGGCTGGGCCACAGCCTAAAGATTCAAAAGGCAACAATAAAAGCACCCCTCTTGCGGCTGGCAGTGTGACTACACCGAGTGTCGTTGTAAATGCAGTATATCCTTACTTTGCGAACACAGCGGCAGCGGCAACAATGACTAAGCAGCCTTTGACTACCAACGCTTATATTGAGGTTTCTTGTGTCAGCGAGCAGTCTTCCAACCGACATGCTTTCGCTTTGCCTGCGACATACACAGTGACCAAGATTGAGTACTTCGACACAGTGGCGAATAAGTACAATCCAATGGCAGTATCGGACTTCACTGGAGCGGAATACTCGCAGACCGTGCAAGGAAACTCAGTGCAGTACAAGAAATACTCTCGCAACACGCAAGGTTTGTCTGCTGCAACAAAGTTCAAAATCACATTCACTAAAGCATAGGAGGTATAAATTATGGCAAGAATAAAAGGACAAGCGAATTATGCCTCTAACTTTGAGGTGTTGAAACAAGCACCGCTTGATTCGAGAACGGTAGTATCGGACGCAGGCGACTTGACGAAAATTGCAACGTGGCAGGACGTAGACGGCAATGTTTGGCTGTATGATGGTTTGATTGTAGTAGTGCCGAATGCGGACAATGCAAATGCCCCAGAAGTTTATGTACTGAAGAACAAAGACAACTTCGGCAGAGTAGATGCGTGGTTGAAACTGGGAGCAGACAATACCACTGCGGTAACCGCCATTCAGGAGGCGTTGAAGAAGAAAGCCAATCTTATTGACGGCAAGGTATCGTCAAAAGAACTTCCTATTGTAACTTCGTTGAAGCAAGATGACTATACTACAATTCCGTCAGCAAAATTGGTCGATGAAGCTTTGACGGCAGTAGGCAATACTCTTGAAGAGAAGATTAACAATAAGGTTGTAGGTCTGCTCAATTGGCAGGGGGTGAAGTCTACTACTTCTGAAATCAAGGCTATCACATCTGCTAAAAAAGGTGATGTATGGCATTCAAACGGAGATGGTTCAGAGTGGGTATGCACGCAAGATATAACTACGGCCAATGCCGATGCGTGGACAGAGTTGGGAACTCCAGTCAATTTAAGTGGATACTACACTAAAACGGAGGTTGACAAGAAGGTCAAACCTCTTGCCGACAGCATAGGCACTGATAGCGATGTCGCTTCTGCTAATGGTTCTGTGTTTGCACGTATAGCCAAAAACAAAGCTGATATTGCAACTAAAGCAAACCAAAGCGATATTCCGACCGCTGTGCAACTCGTTGTAAAAACTATTTAAATATCTAACCAATGGGGATGGGCTCTCCATCCCCTTCCTATTTATATAATTATGGCAGAAGTAACGATTAAACTTGACAGTCCAATAATAACAACCGATAAATCAATATCGGAGATAACAACCGATGGTCTGGCTAATACTGGCGAGATTGCATTGGCGACTGATGGTATTGTAGGTAATGTAAATGGAGAATTGCGTAAATATCCGAATCCTATAAAGACGTTCTATGTTGAAAAGTTTGTCGCAACTGGTGCGGCAAAATGGGGATTTGAACCGAAAGATGTTAAAACTAACGATGTTGTAATAATAAAAACCGCAACAGAGAGCCTAATGTTTACCGTTGCGGAGGCGACTAATACAAAAGCCACATTGTGTGCATTCACCAAAAAGGGTGGAACGAGAATAGTATTTGGTCAAAAAATTGGAGGGACGATTATAGGAACAGATAAGGAACGTGTCGCTGATGAGTATACAGGCATAACATATGAATATTCTCTTTCAGAAGATTTATCACTGACAGACGTAAATCCATTTACAATAGGTCAAGACGCTCTAAAATGTGTCCCATCGTATTACACGCAGACTGCTGGGGGTAAGTCTTATCTTAAATTGAGCTATAACAAAGAATACCTATTGCCAATTGGTGCAAGTTATAAAAATTATAATTGTGTGTTTTATTTTATTGTAAACCACAAAGGACAACAGAAGTTGGTTGCGCTCAATACTTCTGCCCCTAATCTTTATGAGCCTATAACCACGTCTTTGTCTTTTGTAGACTTGGTAAGAATTGAGGCATTAGATAACGGAGATGCATCTGCATCATTTGTTGCGGGTCGTAACCTTAAAGTTAATGGTTGGGAATTTTATTGGAAAGACGTGTGGGAGGAATCAGAACCATCGGCTATTAAACATATAGAAAGTGCAGGTGTTAATGCTGCTATCAATGAAATAAAAGGAACTGGAGCCGATGTGTCTGCTTTCACGTTTCCGACAACTAAAGATGAATTCATTGCATATCTGAAAACTATTACGTTTGATTTCAGCAATCGACCTAATCAAGTATCTGGTTATGGAAGTATTACATACGGTATTATGAATAAAAATGCTGGAACAACTACTATTGTGGAAGGTATGTATAATGATATATCTAATAAAATGCATAGGTCACATATAGAAGGTCAACATATGACTATTCCAGATGTGGAATATGCACTGGATTGCCATGTAGAAGGGCAGGATTGTAATATTGTAGGATATGCTTCAATTTGTCATCTTGAGGGCTCTAGTTCAGCAGTAGTTCATTCTATGAGAGAGAATGTAGGATTCTTCTCCGAAGCAGTAGGATGCCACGTTGAAGGCGGTGGCGGAGTTGCTGGGGGAGCATATTCTCATGTAGAAGGGTCTGGTTGTGCAGCTCTTAATTTTGGAGCACATTGTGAAGGTAGTGGCTACTATAAAAACAGTGTTACCGATTGGAAAAAGCGAACAGCTAAAGACAATGACTATTTAAAAGATTTATGGAAAAAAATCCTATTCGGGAAAACTGACACAAGTGGTTATACTTATAAATTTTCAGCAGCAATTGGACATGCTTCACACGTTGAAGGAATGTCCAATCTTACGCCAACCTGCTCTGTCACATTAGAAGGTCTTGATGAGGGCACAACGGCATCTTTTGTTACTGGAGCAAACCATGCAGAAGGAGCAGGTAATTTAGCTGGCGGCGCAGCCTCTCACGCTGAAGGTATTAGAAATGAAATAGGGGATAAAGCCTACGCTTCCCATGCTGAGGGTATTAAAAATACTACCCAAAACAGAGCAGAGCATGCTTCTGGTCAATATAACAAATCAAATAAAGCGACAGATACATTTGGAGATGCAGGTAACACCTTGTTCTCAGTAGGTTGTGGTACATCGGATGCTGATAGGAAGAATGCTTTTGAGGTAATGCAAGATGGAACATGTAAATATTATGATGTTGATACAGGAGAACAGATAAATGTTGGTGTTGCAAAAGAATTATCAAAACCTTTTGATTTGACGATAGGAAGCACAACTAAAAAAGTTAATGGTAAATCGGCTGTTACTTTTTCTGCTGAAGAATTTACAGATAAATTCAATGGAGTTTTAATACAGAAATTAACTACGGCAAGTACGGAAGCTGATATAAGAAGAGCATTTACTGAAGTAAATACTAAAACTGTATTGTTTCCAACTTCAGGTAATGTTATAACCAAACTAAATGGGAATAACAAAGGTATTGTTGTTTCATTAAGTGAACCTGATGCTACGACATTGGGACGAAGCATAGTTGTATATTATGGTGACGGAACTTATACTATTGTTGTAAAAAATGACTTTACTAAAGTGTTGGTGCCTTGGAGAAAAGACAGTTCTTTGCGTGACCTGTACATATCTGCTGGTGCGAAGTACAACGAGGCAACAGGTTATTACGAACTGAACGGATTGACGGATATTACTGAAGAACAGATGAGGGTGATATATGAAAAGACTTGGGGATGGTGGATAGGACTGCCAAACTTAAGCGGGTTCGGAGATTCTTCTGCACGAACAAATATTCCTTGCCCCGATTATAAACGTACTTATTATCAATCCAACGTTAACTTAAGTTCATCGTTTGCAACTACTGGCAACTTAGATAATTTAGAGGTACTTAATTTTATTCCAACACAATATCCGAAGAATTTTTCTATCAAATTATCAATGAGGGCTATGAATTGGATGTGTCAAGGCAATGCCAAACCTTTGACAATAATGGGTACTTTCGAGGTTGGCGGTGTGCCAGACAATAATAGTCTTAATATTGGGGGCAATATTAAAACAATCAATATTAAAAACCTTTCAAAAAACATTAAATTTTATAATAGCAAGGTGTTGTCAAAAGAATCAGTACTGTATATGATAAATAATTCAGCGGCAACAACGGCTATTACTATCGGTTTGCAACAAGCAGTCTATGATGTGATGAAAGATGACGCTGATATTATAGCGGCACTTGCGGAGAAAACAAATATAACCCTTATACAAAATACATAGAATCATGATTACGAAACAAAACAACGAGATTTTTAGCACGGAAGGAAAGTACGTGCATATCGTAGGAACAGACAGTTATTTCAAACGTGGACTTGCTATTGGTCTGTCAGTAGAGCAGTGCGAGGAAGTGGACGAGATACCGCAAACCACCAACACCAAAGCCTACGAGGACAAGGTGGACAGCCTTATCCGCAATCGCTACTCGCTCAGCGAGGAACTTGGCATACTGCGACAGAAAGACGTGAAGAAAGCGGAATATGACGCTTATTTCGCCTACTGCGAGCAGTGCAAGGCGGAAGCGAGGGAGTGGTTGAAGGAACATCCTAACGGCGATGTGCCGCAAGTGCCGCAAGTGGAAGATGTGACGGACTATCTTTCGGAAACAACTGACGATGTTGTGGGATTTGGCAATAAAAAAAGGCAGCAAGGGCGAAGTCCCCACTGCCTATTATAGTTTCGCAAGGGCGAAGCCCCCACCGCCTATTACACAACAAAGATAGAAAACAATATTGAAAACCACAAAATGAATAAAGAAAAAAAGTATGACAGGAACGGCAGTTAATAATAGCCTACGCATAGGCACGGCAAGTATGGGGGTGTTCATCGGCGAAATCAGCACACTGCTTTGGGATATGCGGTGGCTGATGCTTCTCGCTGGAGTGCTGATTGTCGTGGATTTATGGCTCGGAGTGCATAAGAGCATCGCCAACAACGTTGACATCCGCGCAAGCCGCGCTCTGCGGAGGACGATGATGAAGATAGCCGACTACCTTTGTGTCGTGATACTCGGTGCTGTGGTAGGCAAAGCACTCGGAGAACCGCTCGGATGCTCCGCTATCGTAATCGCCGTGGTGCTTATGTCGATAGCGTGCTTGTGCGAGCTTGACAGCATCATCAGCAACTGGGGCGAAATCAAGGGAGTGAAAATAAACGTCTTCAAGATTGTCCTCGGCCTTGTTGGCTACAAGCGCAAGGAACTTGGAGAAGCACTGAAAGGAACAATCACTAAAAAACGGAAGAAATGAAATATTTTACGTTGAACGAATTAACACGGAGCGACACCGCGACAAAGGATAAGATAGACAACACGCCGACCGACGATGCGGTGAAGAACTTGACTGCACTTGTGGACAAGGTTCTCGACCCTTTGAGGGAGATGTACGGCAAGCCGATATACATCTCCAGCGGCTACCGATGCCCACGGCTGAACAAGGCTGTCGGAGGTGTCGCTGGCTCACAGCACAAGACAGGACAGGCAGCCGACATCAATCAGCGAAGCCGCGAGGAGAACGCGCGTGTCTTTAAACTGATTGAGGAGAACCTTGACTTCGACCAACTGCTGTGGGAAAACGGCGGTCAGTTGGTACACGTCAGTTATCGTGCTGACGGCAAGAACAGAAGGCAAGTGAAACGACTTTGGAAGAAATGATATGAGAGATGACGAGAAATGCAGATATGTCTGCGTGGTGATAGGCTGGGTGCTGATTGCCGTGCTTGCGGTGATGTGCCTCGGATGCAAGTCGGTGCAGTATGTACCCGTCGAGACGGTGCGCACCGACACTTGCTATGTGAACAAGATTCGCACCGATTCCGTGTATGTGCGCGACTCGGTGGTCGTGGAGCGCGGCGGTGACACAATCAAGGTGACTGCGTGGCGGTGGCGCGAGCGGTATGTTGTGCAGCGCGACACCATCTATCGGAGCAAGACGGACAGCATTGCCGTACCTTATCCTATGGAGCGCAAACTCTCTCGATGGGAAAAGACGAAACAGGACATCGGCGGCATAGCCATCGGTGCGTTCATCGCCGTTGTGTCGGCGGTGGTGATTTGGCTGAATATAAAGAAAATGAGGAAATGAGAAAGCTCCCGACTAAATAAAATATCACCACAACATCCTATTTATCTACACACGTTCCGTGCGGTGTCGGGAGCCAATTATGCCTGAATCGCACGGACGTTTTGTGTCTTGTAAAGATAAAGCGGATGTTGTGGTTCGGCAAAGTTAGTAAATTAAATAGGGAAATCAAATGAAAACAATCGAAATCTTTGCCGAGGCTGTGAAATTCGCCTCAGAAGCATCCGACATTCCGAGCGACAGGATATTGTCGGAGAGCCGCGACGCTGACGTTGTGGACGCAAGAATGCTCATTATACAGACGCTTTACGACATCGGACTATACCCACGGAGAATAGCCGAGATGTTCGGAATGACACCATCGAACGTGCGCCATCTGCTGACTGCTGACAACAGGAAAGAAACAAACAAAGTCTACGCAAACAACTTGCAAGCATTACGCAAACACATAGCAAGCATCTTCTTTGACACCGAGTGATTCCGTGCGATATTTGTGATGCGGTTGATATTGACCGTAATTTAAATTCAAACCATTATGACAGCGGAAGAAATGTTGGCGATGAGAGGAGTCGCCAAGAACGCTTGGGGAGAAGAGGAGAGCCGCCCTTGCTACAAGAGAGGACATAGCGGACAACGAGCCACAGGCATCGCACTCGGTGCGGTAGGTGTGGGTCTTGCCATCCTCGGCATCCCATTGGCATTGGTTGCCGCAAAAGCATTCGCATCCAAGGCGGAGGCAGTGGCTAACGGCAACTCGCAGATGATTGGGGAAACCAACAACCTTGTACGCACTGTGGCGGCAGGGTTGCAGATGGAGTCACAGAACAGAGAGAACGCAATCCTTATGGAGCGCAAGGAACGTGTCGACAGCACTCCATCGGTGCAGAGCTACATCGACCTTGCAGTGGGAGCCGGAGCATACAGCGGTAGTTCGGCGAACTCGCAGGCGGCAGCCACAGCGGCAAACGTCTATGCGAACAATCCTGCGATGGAGAACTTCTCATTTGTGAGAACGATTCCTTATTCTCAACCTCAGCCGTGTTGCACTCCGTGCTGCAACGGCTAACGGACTGCGGAGGGCGGCGGCACGTCTGCCGTCTTCCGCTATTTCGTATATGTTATGGGACTGTTCAGACGTAATATTGACCTTAAACGTATAGACGAGATGATTCCTACAAGCAAATTTGACTTGAAGATGCAATGCCTTTCCATAGCGAGGGGCGATGTGGACAAGGCTGTCAAACTATATGATTTTGTAGCAGGAGGGCTTGACATCCCAGATGTCACCGCTCCGCCACCGACAACGATGCAACAAGTGAAGAACATAGCCGGGAGCGTGTTCGGCTGGGTGAAGGAGAACAAGGACGGACTGCTTGAGGCATACAACGTGGTAAGGTCATTGCGCAACGGCAGTGTAGTGGAAACAGCGGCAGAGGCGGTTACCGACCTGCCGCCATTGGAATAGAGATATGGAAATAATGCAAATAACGATTCCGGTGTATGCGGAGAGCAAGGACGAGGCTGACGGAATGCGCCGTGCATGGGTGGACTTCTCCAACCAGTTGCGGTCAAAGGGATGTGTGGTCACTGCCGCCAAGACATCCGAGGCACTGAAGGCTTGGAACGCCAACGCTCTTGTAAGAGCCGGAATACTCAAACATTACAAACGATGAACATAGTGCAAGCATTGAAGGCGATATTTGACCTTCTGAAAAAGAACTACGAGACAGTGTCGGCAAACAACAAATATCTTGAAAAGATATATGAAAGTCTGACGACGAATGACATATCGTTCACTGACACACCTGATGAAGGTGAAACGATTGACTGATTTCAGGTAACTTTAAAAATTGGATAGTTATGATTAATGTAACACCTATCGCAATTACCGCCACATCCCAGGAATATGCCTGTAGTGTGGTGGAGAATCTCTGCCAGGCATACTGCCTCGCTCAGAGCATTCAGCCTCAGTCCGCAGTTTCCTACAGCATCGCATCGCAGGAAACGATAAGCGGAACAACGTTTGTCACCGTGCAGGCAACGGGGACGGTGACTTATCAGCCTCGCAACGGCAAGTGCTGCTGCAAGCCTCAAGTGAAGATGTTCACCGAGTCGTTCGACATCATCTTCAAGGGCACCGGCACACCGGCACTCGCCCTTACGCAGGGTGTGACAAGTCGGGCTCCGGCAAACGTGAAGTGCAACGGGAACGTTTATGGTTATTCGATGGTCACTGATGTGACCATTACCGCCACCTTTCCCGGATAGCAATGTGGCATCTGGTGCGGATAGTGTTGGCTTGCGTTCTGCTGAACCATCTCGGTCTCGCAGAAGAAATCGCAAGAAGGCTGACGGGTAAGAAACGTCTGCTCCCGCTGACGTGCTCCAAATGCCTCAGTTTCTGGTGTTGTCTGCCATATTCCGTCATCATCCTCGGATGGAATGTGGTGGACTGCATCAGTGCCTCGCTTCTGTGCGCCTATGCCGCTTTATGGTTTGAATTGCTTTTCAGTATTGCGAACAAATATTATGGAAGACTATGGGAACAATTGTAAAATACATTCCACCGAAGAAGACGGTGTACAAGACCGCCACGAAGATCGTGTGTCCGAAATGCGGAAAGAATTAGAACGCTTCGTGCGGTGCTTCCATCTCGGCAGGGAAGTCAGTCAAGCAAGTCCACAAGCTCCTTCTTGATGTCGTCGTCGATGTTGCGGTAACGGGAGAAAGCCTTGCTTCCATCCTTGTGACCGGACATAGAGCCGACAAGATTGGGGTCTTTGACCTGTTTGTAAAGGTTGCCTATGAACGTCCTGCGTGCAAGATGGGAGGAGGCTATCTCGTTGATTGGTCTGCGCACCTCGCATCCTTTGGAAGAATCATAGACAAGCACCGACCTCGTTATGCCACAGATGGTGAAGAACCGCTTTATGGCTGCGTTATATGCTTGGTCTGCGATGAAAGGGAACAGCCTGCCGTCCTTGTCCACTCCCATATATTTCTTCACAAGCATCCGCGCGCTGTTGTTCAGCGGCACTCTGACGATGTCGGTATGTTCGCTTCGTGTCTTCCGGGGGATATACTCCACGGCTCCGTTTACAATATTGTCGGTGGTCAACCTTGTGAGGTCGGACACTCGGCAGCCTATGCAGCACTGGAACAGGAAAATATCTCTCTGTACCTCAAGGGAAGGGTAGTCGGACAAGTCGTAGTTGGCTATGCGGTTGCGTTCCGCTATGCTTATATAATAAGGTGTGCCGTATCTTTCCGCTTTCACCGACACGTTGTCGGTCGGAGAGCGGTCGATAATTCCAAGCGTCACCATCTCCTTGAACAAAGAGCGCAGACGTTTGAATGTAGTGCATATATAGTTCGCTCCGCCAATTTTCTCCACATCCCTAATGTAAGACAGGAATTTCCTAACGTCATCCTCCGACATCGTTTTCAAGGTAAGGCTGTATGACGGAGAGTATCTGCGTCTGAATACCTCGAAACTTTTCAGTTTGTTCTTCAGCACCTCATATCCTCGCAACGTTCCCAAAGCGATGTTCTTGTGGGCGAGCAGGTCGGCAAATTCCTCATCGAGAGCCATCGGTTCTTCCTTGTCTTCCGGATTAAGAACGTCCTCCACCATTCTCTGCAAGTCACGGCTTGTGCGTATGTCCGCATAGTGGGAGGAGTAGACACGCATAATGATGTCCTTGAGATAAGCCACCTTGTTGTCCACATCTTCCCTATAAGCAATCTGGCACATCGCACGCTGTTTGATGCATTCCTTTTTTGAATCCCATAGGGATGGGTACACCATAATGTGGCTGATGAAGTATAACTGCACCTTGCGTCCGTCACTCAGGCGGAAGCGTATTTTGACCTCGGAATCTTTGGTCGTTCGGATGAATGCTTTGATTGTTGCCATACGCAAAGGTATGAAACTTGCACAACACTTGCACAACATTTGCACAACATTTTTGTTATCGGTTGTGATTATTTAATACTATCTATATAATCAAACATTTTAAAACACTGATTGTCAAGTGATATAAAAACAAACCAAGTGAACGGCTAACAAACAACGTTGTCCGGGTAAGACAACAAGGGTAGTTTGACTATCAGAAAGTTATGGTGGATGTGCGGTGAATTTGCACAACATTTGCACAACACGGACAAAAAAAGGGGGACGGTTCTCACGAATCATCCCCCTTTGTCATTAACCAATAACACTAACACAAACTAAAAAGAATTATTTTATCCTTCCATCATCCTTCGGAGTTATCTCAAAGGATGCCTTTGTCAATCTTTGTCCGGGAGACATCGTGCCGACAAGCACGAGGCGGAAAGCCTTGTATGGTGTGCCTTGTATGCCGGTGATGTATCTCTCAACACTTGATGCCACCGGAGTCCACCGCTTGTAGTCTATCGTTCCATACAAGGCGGTCTTTATCTTGTCTCCGCGGGCGATCATCGTGTTGACCGTCTTCAGCATATCACCGTCACCGAATGTTATCGGACGTGACACTGCGGCAACAACGACATCGTCTTCGTTCTCCTGCGACAGGTCTATAATGTCCGACCTTGTGCTCTCCATAATCTTTGACGGTACGGACACCTGCACTACGCTGTTTGGGTAAGAGTTGGCGATAGCGACAACCTTGCCTGTGCGCACCTCTCCCCATTGCTTGCTCCGGAGCGAGTAGGTAGGGGCGAAGACATTGCCCGGATTGCAGACGAGAATCCGTTGCCTTACGTAGTCGTATGCTATACGGCTTCCGCTGAGGAACTCTTTGAACGATCCAAACGAGATTCTGTCGGGCGCCAAGAGTTTCGTAAATCCGGGGAGTGCAGACGGGCTGAACCACTCACCGTCCAAAGCCTCGGACAGGCACTGCGTTTGGGAGCCTTGAAGCACCATCAGTCCTCTGTTGGAAGAGAAGAGGATTGCATCGTCTATCTGCGTTATGCTGTCGGCATTGTTGACAATGTCTCTTGTCACCGGAGTGACGGAAGCGATGCCTCCGTTCTCGTTGGTCTGCAACGCCCATATTCCTTCATCGGTGAATGCGTATAAGGGATACTGACCGAATTGCCCTTCAGACAAAGCCTGCGTTGTTGAAGACAACCCTATGATTTCACCGAAGCCAACCGTGTTTATGCCTGCCACAGGGAAGTAGAACGGCATATTTACCGCAGATGTATAGACTTTGTTGGGCTCCTTGAACATCTTGTCGGTGGTCACCGGATCAGTACCCGTTGCCGCAGTTTCCCAAAACTTGTCAGTCTTGTCCCAATTGCATTCCTCGTCCCAGAAAGGGAACACATAGAACGCTCCGTTGAGGAAATCGTGCTGCTTCATCTCCACCTGCATATAGGCAGGTTCGTTTGGGGTGACACTCACTCCGTTTTTTATCCTCTTGGCAATCATCTTAGTGGCGAATGTGTTGGGGTAGAACCCATAGAGTCCTATGTTCTCAGGATATAATCCGTCATTCTCAGGAGCCACAATGAATAGTCCCGATGAGTTGTGCAGCTCATACCATACGGAGAATGAGTACTGCACACTGCCGTCATATCGTTGTGCCGCTGATGGATTCCATCCCCCAAAGAACTTTCGGCTGATGTTGGAGATGTTCAGCCTTGAATTGAATACAAACGCCTGCTTGGGCAACAACGATTCGTGGCTGTTGTAGTCATCGGTCATGACCTCCTTGTTGACCAACGATGAGAGATAGGAGTCTTGTATGTCAATCTCCCTCATAGCCGTATATTCCTTCAGCTCCGATATGGGAATAGACTTGAGCAGATAAAACAAAGACTTGTTCTCCACATCCTTTTTTATCTCATCATTGGTAAACTTAGGCAAGGTGAAATACCATTTGTCGCCCAAGGGGAACGTGTTGTAATGAATGCGGAATCCTGATGTGTCAGGAGAGAATATGCCGTAGTTAATACGGGTGTCTGATGTTTTATACTTTGCCTTGTGGCAGTGTTCGTCATCTATCTTGTCGTATCCGCTTTGCTTGTATGTGTAAATAGGTGCGCTGATGAAAATGTCGACACTCTTTATGATGTCGCTGAAATCCTCCAAGGCAGACGCATCGGACAACGCATTGCACAAAAGTCGGCAAGGTGTGCAACTTATGTTTATTTTCGTTTCAGTGTTGCCCATAGCCAATTCGGGTGCGATAAGATACATAGGTTCAAAGGTGCTTGGAGTCATAAGGATAGGAGCCGAGTGCATCGTGAGTGTCGTGCCGTCATAAAGACGGTATGCGTATCTCACAAAGAAAGGGAATATGAACTGTCCATACTTGGTGTTGTTGGCGATGATCATATTCGCTATTACGCACAACTGCTGTTCCAAATCCCTTTGGTTCTCCTCCTTCATCCAATCCGAGCTCTGTGCCATATCCCACTTCGTTTTGAATGTCAGTTTATTGGGGAGACTCTCGCTCTCGTTCAACGACCAACCCTTTATGTAAGTGGACTCTTGCAAACCGAAACGCAGGTTCGGTTCTGGGAGATGAGTGCCGAGATTCTTATAGACGAACACACCCGTGTCCTTGTCTTCTTTCCAAAGGAAATAGCGCATTTCGTTTTCGGAGTAGGCGATGAGCGTGTTGCCCACACTCACGATCTTGGGGAGACCGGCTACATATCCTATCTCCTTGAAACCGCTGTCGCCGTCCTCCGCTGTTGGCGACGTCTGATAGTACAGTGTGTTGTCCTTGAAGAAGATGTAGTGTTCGCTTTCTGAAGTCACGGAATGCACGAAGAGTAGTCGGTATTTGTCGTTGACGTTCCATAGGCATTCACCTTTGCCGACCGCCTTCAACTCGCCTTCTTCCGGGATAAGGTTCACAAGGTGCGACATCACTCCGTCTTGTGCGCTATAGTCAGAAGGAGCATTGGAGATGCCCACAAATTCAATGTCTTTATTCATCATACAGATTGTTTCTCGTTATCAACGGCAGAGCCGTCCCAATGTTGTCCACCTCAACTGCGGAACCCACGGGCAGGTGAGCCTCCCTCTTTCCGCACAGAACGATGATTTTCTTTGCCAAGTCGTAGAAATTGGCACGGAGGAAATTGCTTCCGAAGTTGACCTTACGGCACACACCGCGGAATTTTCCTTTCACATTTCGTTCAGCGACATAAAGATAATATTCACCGCCCGCGTTCCACACATTGATGGCATCGCCGGGGTGCAGACCGAGAGTCTTGCTGACCCTTGATGTTATGTCTATCTGTCCGTTCTCACGGAAGTATATATCCGGTTTTCTTGTTTCCGCCATTCTCATTTCCTTAAAATTTTGAAGTAGTAAAAATCCTTGCATCGGCATCGCACCACTTTCTTCCTTGCAGTCTTGCCACACTCTATCCCATAGTCATAATAGATGCGGTTGACGGAAGGACACGTTGCGTTGAAACCGATGGTGTTGTGCTGAAAGTTTTTCTGCAACGGAGCGAAGGGGGTGTCCTTGCCCACAAGGTCGGGATGGTTAACGCAGAACCCATACTCCCGTCCATCCGAGAACATATGAATCTTATTCTCATCCATATCCACAATATCAGCTATCACTATATCCGCCAAGCGCGGAGATAATGTGACTGAGTTATCTGTATCATCCAACACGACATACAGCCTGTTAAGCATCTTGTCAAGAATCCGTCCAATCATCGTTTTGTATTCGGGTAAATCAATCTACTGCGGAAACTTATGGTTTCGATGTAGGAGAACGACAAGTTTCCAGTTTTCAAATCACGCATATGCTGTTCCGCGTCAGCCTTGTTATCAAAAATGAAACTGCAAATCTCATATTTTCCGGTTCCTTTGGTGTTGACTATGTTGGCATAGTACTTATACCCCAGAAGGTATGATATTATTCGTTGAATCAAAGACATTTCCATAAATAAACTTTTTACTAAGGTAATAATTAATCGCCTATCAGACAACTTTTTTGTTAATCTTAAAGCTCCGTTTTCTCGTTTACTCGTTCGAACCGCTTGCACGCAGGGCGCATCTGTGACGCATTGTATGAAGGCCACTTGCAATGTCCCTTTGCGGCGACCTCATATCTGTAGTTGGCGCACACTCCACAGCAACGGAACTTGTCTGCCTGTGCCACGCTGATGCTCTTCAGCTCTCTAATGGCAGCGTCGATGCAAGCCTCCAATGCCGCCCGCTTGCGTTTGTTCACTTCGTTCACCTGCGCTGCCACGCTCTTCTCCTCGATGGCGATGCACGCTTTTTGTATAGCCACGAGATTGTTTATGCTTGGAGGGGTAATCTTCAACGGCACTTCCGCACACGCAGTAGCAAGGCGTTCGGTGTACTCCTCGGCAAACTCAATCGCCATAAGCGAGAGAAACCGCACCACCTCACTCTGTGCGTTTATGTCGGAATCGTCGACATCATAATTGAGAGAGCGGATAAATTCCTCCACGATAAGGCGAAGGAGCGAGAACACCTTCTTCGTGTCCTCGAAGAAGCGGTATTCTAAGAACTGCATCAATTGCAGTTCCGCACCGAACATTCCTCCTGTCAATTCTTTTTTGAGGTCACGAATGGCGTTGCCAAGGTCACAACTGACACGCTTGTAGATGAGATTGCCGTCCTTGTCGGTTTTGAAGTTGAAGCACAGATAGCGGAGCCGTTCCGCCTCACGGATCGTGAGCAGTGCGATGAACAATGGTTTAAGCACGAGGTTTCTGACCTCGCAAGGTTGGAGCGGTTTTGGTGGCTGCTCCGGAGCTACGGCAGTGCGTCTTGCGGTCGCTGCCGTCAGTCTGATGGGGAATAGTATCATTGGGAAAAAGAAAGGGAGGAAACCTATGCTTCCTCCCTGTTGTCCTCTGGGGTTAACAGAGGGAGGTTAATAATGTTAAATGTTATTCTTTAAGTTTTTTAATGTTCAATCTGATTCCGTTGACGACACAAAACTCACACATATAAAGTGCGGCAGTCATAAGGTCTTCGCCCTGGGGCAAAGTGCCAACCATTCCATCCCAATCCCAATCCAGCGTCCATTTTCCGTCATCATCTCTCGATATAGACAAATCACCCGATAGCCAATTGCTCTCTGCTAAAGAATTAAAACAATGCTCATCAATTGGAACGTTAAGGGCGAATGCTTCACTCTGCTCTGAATCTTGGACGTTAGGAATTAGATTCAGTACATTCTCCAACGTGCAATCTTCTTCTCTTAGGTCTATTCCGCAGTAAGTTTGCAGATAGCTTCTTACTTTTTCTTTCGTCATAGTGTTAAATATAATGTTAAATAAAATCGTAAATGGCAATATCGCCTTGTGGGTTCTGCTTGTTCTTCTTGTTGCGCCTCCACGCATAGGCGAACGGCATGATCTTCTCGTACCACCGTGCGTCCTCCATCATGGAGCCTACGTACTGGGTAAGGTTCGGCTTGTAGCCGAACTCCGCAATCTGCGCCCAGTCGCCCTTACGGTTGCCACCGAAGAAGTGTATCGCCTTGTAGCATTGTCTCCATGAGTGGCAGCACGTATCGAAGTAAACAACATTATGGTTTTGCTTGTCTGGGTCTTCGAGAATCAGACGGACAAAGGCAGGTTGATTGTAGCGAATCATCAGTCTGTCCAACTGCACCAAGACATCGATAGGCTGGACCTCGTGTGTGCATTCGTAAAGACCGTGGGCGAAGTAAGGTTCGCCCTTTTTGGTGAAGCGGATGCGCAAGTCGAAGCATCGTGCGCCATCGTACCACTGTTCCTCGATTGTCTTGCGCTGACACCGAGCGAACGGAATCATGAACCACCCATACCACTTCTGCGGTCGGAGATAAGTCATTGAATTGTGTGTGCCGATTATCGGCGTTCCTTGTTTCTGTTCCATTTTCTTCAATCAATTTTTAATTCAAACAACAATTCCTCTTGCCGAGCAACCGACGGACGCACCTGCATTATAACCATCTCTATGTCTTCTCCTATCTGGAAATATAAGTGTTGTCGCTCTGTACCTCTATTCAGCAACAAAACTCTTCCGTCTGTCGCTTTTGCCAACTCGCACAAGAGAAGCAGATATTTCGGCTTGACGATTGCGTCGGCAATCTTAACCACGCCTGTTCGTTCAGCAAGACTCTCTCCGTCACATATTGGACATACTCCTGTAATCTTATAATCATTGCCAAGTCTATCAGTGTATGTATACCAGACCATTCCAACACCTCCACACTCTTTGCAAACGGTCAAAAGGTCTCCCCAATCGGTGTATTTTTTGCGCTTCAATTTTTCTTGTAATTGCTTGATGTCCACCAAGCAATTGCAAGTCTTAGAGGGGAAACAATGATCAACATCAATTTGCTTAGTTAGTGGCGAGTAACCGCCGTTGTTTCCTTGCTTCTTAACTCGTATCAACGAATATCCGTCCGTTGCGACAATCCATTCGCCATAGACAAACGGTTTCTTGAAATATTCGCGATATTCAAATGCTTCGCTTGCGAGCTTCTTCAACACGCTCTTAATCTCTTTTTTCATACATTCGTCATATTAATTCGTTCTCGATACAAAATTCCGCCATCTTGATTGCCGCCTCTGTAAAACTGGTATCTTGTGGCTTGCGACCGTTGATTCCCTCCTTGTCGAAGTCGAACACCCATCGTCCATACTGCACAGATATGGTCAAATGTCCAGAGATGTTCGGATAGTCTCCGTCGCTGTCCAAGCATTCTTCATATTCTTCGTTCGGGTTGACAACCCGAATCCATTTTGTCTGCGGCACTCTGTCCACACGCAAAGGCAGACAATCCAAAAGGTTCTGCAACGTCCATTCCTTGCCAAGATTAATGCCAAGACTTACCAGCTTCTTAATTTGCTTTGTCGTAAAATCATTATTGCCTTGAATAAATTCGAGGAAGTCAGCGGCAAGGTAGAGCAGAAGTCTTTCTCGGCTTCTGTTCGCCAAGTTGTTGACTACGTATCTTGCAAAGTCCTCTTTGTCCATCCGTGACAAATCGTTGAACGCCTTAAAAATATCCATTCCAGTTTCGTTTGTCATATTTTCATCCTCCTTAATACTCTTTAAAGAATTGAACCAAATCGGGGCAATTAGCCGCGATGTAAGACAATAAAATTTTGCGATTAAACTCTGATAAATTTTCAAATACATATTTGGCAAAAACCATTTTTTCTGTTGATGTCAGACTGCCAAACGCATCCTCTATATTTATCTCAACTTTTGCCAATATCATAGATTCATTCTCCTTATCTCGTTAATTTTATTAACAACTTCGCCGACTGAATTGTCGGTTGAAAACTTGTGGATAAGCGTGCAGCCATTTGCAATGTACAACGATCCGTCAATAAGTCTGACGGACAGGCTTGCGCACACTTCTTCATTTCTTCTCTGCGCCCTCCTCCTCTGCTGGCGGAGGAGCCACATTCTGTATTGCTTTATCATTGCTTTCGTTTTTATAAAAAAACCTTGTTGTAAAGGTCGGCAAACTGCTTGCCGAATTGCGCGGCGCGCGCAGATGTTTTAAAACAGAGGCGAGAACCGATAAGCGTATGCCCAGTCGTAGGTGTATTACCCGTAGTCGCATACACGAACCCCGCAACATTCTTGTTGTACTCGAACCAAGGAAACCACTTGCCTTGTTCCCAATCCGAGAAATCGGGTACAAACTCGTCTTCCTTGTTCCATGCCTGTGCGATGGTGAACAACTTGTTCAAGGCAATCAACGCTTCAATGTGCTTGGGGTTGATGTCACTTATAAGCTTGGTGACATCATCGAATTTATTGAGGAATCCAAGAGCTTTTAACCCAAGCGTTTCTCTTGCGCTCTCAAAGTCCGTAATGACTTCGTTTATGTCACCGCATTCAACTTCTTCAAGAATGAAATCAAACGGTGACAAATGACTGTCAACGTCCCGACTTTCATTGTTGTAGCTGAGGTATCTCATCAACTCTCTTCCAGCTTCTTTGCGTGAATTGTGGATGGCTCGCATAACAGTCTGCTCGCTTCCGTCAGCGTTTTTTATAATGTACTTTTTCATTTTTTTTATTGATTTAAAAATTCTAAAAGTTCTTCCGCTTGGCTGAGGGCGAAATCAGAGTCGGAGCCTTCGTCGTATTCCTTGACAGTCACCCAGCCGTACCATTTTCTCACCTGCACCGCATAAGTAGTGATGCTTGACTGCACGATCGGCAGTCGGTCGCTGTGCGTGAAGCACGCATAGATTCTCGGTCTTATCCTGTACCTCATTCCTCGCCTCCTTTCTTCAGTTCAGCGATTAGAGCGTCAGCGATCATGACTGCATCTTTTACACCGCGATCGAGACCCTTGCCGTAATATTCAAGAAGAATCGTGTGCGGTAATATATCCTTTGCTATCTCATACCTGCGCTGCTCCCAGTCTGGAGTGCGCAATGTCTTGGCGATGCTCACCACCGCCTCTGCCTGTCTTTGTTCTAAAACATTCATTGTCTTTTAGTTTTGTTAGATTATCGCTTATTGTTTATCCATCTCTCCCTCAGACCTCTGACTACTTCCGTCTTTTTTAGGCATCTTGTCAGAGCCTTCACAAGTATCAGCTTGCTCGCAAAATGCGGCAACTGCGCCTCGTGCATTTTCAGTTCCTTGTCAATCAGTGCTGTGATTGCGCGGTAATCCTCCTTTGAGAGCGTGATTGTCACCATAGAGCTTTCTTCCGTGACAGGTGTCGCTACTAAACTGCATAGTCCCATAATTTTATTTTTTATAATCCGTATTTTGTGTATAATTTTTCAGAATACCTGTCAACCACATCCGTCTGAATTGACGCAAGGTAAATCTGCGTTGTCTTGATGTCCGTATGACCCATTCCCTTGCTTATGACCGTCAACGGTACCTCCGCAGCGTTGGAGAGGCTTGCCCAAGTGTGCCGTGCGCAGTAGAACGTCAACGGTTCGGAGAAACCTATGTATTCACCGATTTTGGTGAGGAACGAATTAAGTTGCCTTATCCGATTTAAAGACATACCCAGCAAGCTGCGATCCCCATCAGCCTTATACTTTCGTATAATTTTCTTTGCCTTTTCTGGAACTTTCATAGAAAGCACTTGATGTGTCTTTTTTCTTGCGTATGTCATATTGCCGTTACGAAAATTGGAAGGAGTAAGGCTTGCAAGGTCTGCTGGAGATATACCGCGGAGCAGAAAGCTGAGAATAAACAAATCGTATGCTTGTTTATACCCTTTGCGCGTGGTGTCCTTTTCCACTCCCCCCCATTTATAAAATTCGTCCATATTGATTGCGAGCAATGCCTTGAACTGCGTGTCTGACAATGCCCGTGACTTCGTTTTCGCAACAGCCGTAGTTGCTCGCTTCCACGGAGAAGCGTCCTCTACAATCCCCCGTGCCACCGCCCTGTTGTACATCGTCCGCAAATTGCGGTTATACATACCAATGGAGTTCGCTGACAAACCTCTATGTACCATTGCTTCCTGCGCAGCCAGAATATGCGTATAGTCAAGCAGACCGATGTCGATACCCTCAAATAGATCGCGGTTGATGCGCAAAATCTTCTCATAGCGTTCTGCGGTCGTGTTTTCACCCATTCGGCGCAATTCCGCAATCTCGGCGGCGCAGAAATCTATGAACGTTATTCCAACCCTTTTTCGTTGAATTGTGCCTGTCTTCTGCATAATAGCCTCCATTGAAATCTTAGCCCTTATAGGCTTCGCTTTCGTGCGGTTGGGCTTTTTCTTATCTTGCTCTGCACAAACGGAGGGCTTATGTCTGTTTGTCGTGACGACCACCGTTTTTTTGCGTGGCTTCTTTTCGGTTTCCTTCCGTAAATCCTCGTCCATCCGCTTCTCGTTGCGGACAACCAGCGTGCGCTTGTCAAGTCGCACAACCTTGCTCCCCTCCTCACGTTTCTTTACATCCGCGAGCAGTTGCAAAGCGCGTTCCCGTGCGCCATAGTCTGGTGTATATTCACTCGCTTCGTACATATCGTTATTTGTTTGTGCTTCCGAAACCGCCTTTTCCGCGCTCGGTCGCTTGGTTGAACAACTCTTCCTCATCCACGACCTCGACACCCTCATAGCTCACGGGGGTAAGCACTAACTGCACCACCTTCATTCCTGGAAGGATTGTCTCGGCGCATCTTCCGACATTGATGAGATGTATGTATATCTCGCCTTGATAGTCCTCGTCCACCACGCACGCTCCGACCACCACGCATCCACGTGTGGAGTTGGGGTTGCCTTTCAGACCTGCATATTTCAACGCTCTTGTGGACGTAGCCATAGAAGACCTGTTGTGCGCTATCAGCGCATATCCGTGCGGCACTTCCACTTTGATTCCGCTTGGTATCAGTACGTCGTCACCCGGAAGCATACTCAGCTTCATTCCGGCGGGGACGTAGAAGTCCAGCCCTGCCGAGCATTCAGTCCCTCTTGTAGGAGTCTTCACCTCCCTAATCTTCGTTATCTTCATCTGTTTCTGACGATTTTTATAGTTCTTGGATCGATTCTGACAATTCGCCCTCCCTCGTCACGCTTGCGCAGGACAGGAAGCAACTCAAGAGCCTTGCGGCGGCTCAATCTCAAGTCAGCTTTTGAGTTCTCTATAACGTCGTAGTTCATATCAGTAAAGTCTGTTGAGTTCGTAAGCCTTGATTATTCTTCTCACATCCCTCTGCGTCATTAGGTAATCCTTGGCAATGACACTGACGGGAATGGACAGCATGTGTGCCTTGTAGACATCCTTGTGAAGAGGGAATCGGATGTCGAGTATCTGCACTATCGCTTTCTGGGCAGGGGAGTAGTGAGCTATCGCGTCGCGGAAAAAATAGTCCACCGCCTCACTCTTGGCCTTGAAAGCCATTGCCTCTTCCTCCGGAGTGTAGTAGTTTTCGTTCCTCATAGCGCAGCAGTATTTTCGCCTGACGCTGAAGGTTGACCAAGCGAAGGTTGTTCTTGTCGTGGGGAATCTCCACGACCGCCCTCGCACACCGCATCAGCAGTCTGTAGTTGTTTGTCGAGATAGTCTTCATACGCTCTTGCCTGTCCTTGCAGGTCGTTGATGGTGTGCAGGCATCGGATGATGTCGTTGAGTTCCCCTTCATCGAGATGCGCCCAGTCGTTGGCTATCGGTCTGAGAGCCGCTTCCGCCACGAGCAGCGCAGTGAGGAACCTGCTGTTCACACGTTTGTCTTTTTGAATCTGTTCTTTCATTTTTTCAGTTAAAATGGTAGTTGTTCCCGATTTGCCGTCACCATCGTAGCCGTTGGCATATCGGCAAGGTCGGAGAATCTTGTGTATTGCTTCTCGTAGGCAGCAATGAATGATGTCGTACCCGTATTCCTGCCTTTAGCGACGATGATCTCCGCAGTGCCGTGGGTGCTGACATTGACAAACCTGTCCTTGTAGGCAAGGTTCTTACCCTCCGTCTTGTAGTACTCGGGGCGGTACACGAATATCACGTTGTCGGCATTCGACTCAATCTCACCGGAGCCACGCAGACGGGCGAGGGAAGGGTAGGGATTCATGCGGTCGCGGCTGAGTTGGGAGAGCAGAATGATGCTCACGTCAATCTCCCCGGCGAGCCGCTTCAGCGTGGCGCAGATGTCGCCAATCTCCTGCACACGGTTGTCAATCTTGCCCATAGAGATGAGCTGGAGGTAGTCGATGACAAAGAGTTTCGCCTTCTTGCGGTAGGCAAGCTGACGTATCCAGGCGCATATCTTCGCCACGCTCTGCGCCTTCCGGTTGAACCACATAGGCAGCGTCCCCGTCCTCTCCACTGCGGCGCCCACGCGGTTGTAATCGTCCGCTCCGAGCCGCTTGTAGAGGATGTCCGAGGAAGACACCTGCGCATCGCCCGACACCATACGTGCCGCAAGCTGCATCACCGACATCTCCAGCGTCACCACCCCCACACCGACACCCGCGGTGGCGGCATTAAGGGCGAACGTCAACGCAAGGGAAGTCTTGCCCATAGACGTTTCGCCGGCGATGATGGTCAGGTCTGTTGTGTGCAGTCCTCCGCGCTCGTCTATCCCTTTAAGCCCCACGGGGATTTCAGGTGCGTTGTGCGTCCGTGACTGATTGTCGAACACGTTGCGCATCACCTCGTTGCAAGCCTCCTCAGCCGTCACCATTTCCGTGGTGTTCGACACAAGGCAGTTGGCAATCTCCGTGTTGAGCCGCTGGAGGGTCGTCTCTGAAGGTTCGAGCGGTTGCATAAGTTTCTGCTGTGCCTCCATAATCGCGGCAAGCGTGCGCCTCCTCACAAGCAAGTCTGTCAACAGTTCGTCCGTCCCACTGGCGGAAGTCACGGGAAGAGCACACTGCTCGTTGAATGCGAGGAATGCCGCCTTGTCCACCGTCATCAGCCGTGCCGCCACCGCCATCATATCGGCATCGCCTCCGTTGTTGCGGATGTACAGCATCGCCTCCCATATCGTGCGGTTTTCTGGGACGGTGAACACCTCGGGGTCAAGGACATCGGCAAGGCGGTAGAACTCACCGCTGTTGGTGACGCAGGCACTAAGCAGATTGGCTTCCGCTTCCGGATTGCACAGGCTGTTCATTCTCTGGTGGTTTATATGATTCCTTGAAGTTCTTCATTCGCTCGTAGATGTCCTCCTCGAAGCGTGGAATGCCGAGGAAGAACGGCTTGCCGTTGCCGACATCCTGCATATAGTGCCGACCGAAGGCGGTGAAAATCTCATCGTCGTAGCCGAGGTCGTCTATGTGCGGAGCCATAAGGTCGTAAAGGAACTCATTCCACGCCGGCGGCTGGGCAAGTTCTCCGTTGGCTCTACGGATGTTTAAGAGCGAATCAGCGTGCTTCTTCGCATCCTGCAAGGTCTTGAAGTCCTGACCACGCTCAATCCAGCCACGCTTGATGGTGTGAATCTGCACGGCAAGTCTGTCACGGGGTAGGTTGTACTTGTAGCACATAGCCTCCACCCACATCTCCTCGCCCAGCAAGACATCCTCAATCTCCGACACTGGAATGATCTCCGTTGCTGTCGGCGATGTCGGTTTTTCTCTTTCTTTTGCTACGACATAGTCGTAGTTTTCTTTCTCTTTAGGGGTTTTTTCTTCTGGGGTAGTAGGGGGTGTGGGGGAAGAAGGGGTTTCTTCTTTTTCCGAAAAACAATTCAAATCAATTGTTTTATTTGTTTTTATTTGTTTTTTTTGTTTTTCAATTGTTTCTGAATTGTTTTCGATTTGTTTTTTTGCCGCATTGCGGTTCCCTTTTGGAGCCCCACGCTTGCAGGGGATGTCCATACCGTCCACAATCTGACTATAGATGGCAGTCAGAAGGAAGTCCACCTCGAAGGATAAACCGTCCGGCATAGACTGTTCCTCCACGATTGTCCGAATCGCTGAATATGCTTCCGCCTGCTGCTCGGGTTTGAGCTTGGATATAGCGTTCATCCATTCTGTCTTGAATACAAAATCCATATTGCTTACTCCTTATTGTCAATAGACACTGAATGGTCGTTCAGTTGTCTGTGGTAGGTCAATCGTTTCTCTTTGATAAGTCTGCGTAGAGCCGCAAGCGTCTCTTCACGTACAGCGTTGTGTATGGCCGTGAACGGCACAAGCGCAGGAGGATTCAGTTTTTCCTGCATCTGTGCTATCATCTTCAATAGTGCGGAATCGTCAATCATAACTTGATTCTTATTGGGAGGTTCGCTGAAGTCCACGCAAGAAGCATAGCGTCACGCTCCTCCTGGTTGCTCCGCTTGGCGGTATAGCCGGTGATGGCGCATATCTCCTCGTGGGTGATTTTGCGGTTTTTCCCTGTCCATATCTTGCGCAGGGGCGGTTGGAGACGTACATCAAGGCTGAAGTGCCGCGCTATGTCGGCAATGTCGATGCCTATCTGATGGTTGCGCCCCACGTGGTAGCCTTTCTTCGCCGCCACCGCCTTGCTGTCGGAAGGCAGTGAATGGAAGTTGTGGGCAGTAGCCCACGAAGCCTCCACCACCACAGCGACCGTCAACGTGGGATATTCGTTGCGCACTCTGCGGAGGTCGTCCATCAGCGCAGGAAGCGTCATTGTGGTCGCTTCAATCCTTTTTGTTCTTGGCGAGAGTGTGGCGACACCGCTTGCCTCCACGTCAGGGTCGATGCCGATGATAATGTCGTATGTCATAGATACTCCTTTCTTCTGTTGATTTCAATTTCAGCCTGTCTAATCATATACTCTTCCTCTGGAGTGGGGATGTACCAACCTTCGGTGGCCGCCCAGTTCCGGAAGCGTTCTATTGCCGTTGTCATATCCTCAGTTGACAAGTCTCTGCTTGATTTCAGTGTCCTCACGTTCTGTTGCAGACGGGTGTCGTAACGTCCGGTGACGAACAAATCTGCGTTGCAATGCGCCTTGAAGTAATACCGCTTCACGTAGTCCATCGTGTTGCCCGTCTCCATTGCCACAATGCCGATACAGACGTGCAGGTAGCGGTTCTGTGGGTCGCTACGCTGCTTTCTCTCGGTCAGTTCGACCGAGGGCGAGTGCTTGTCAATCAACGACTGCAAGCGTGTCTTGGCACGCTCACAATCGTAGGGGTTGGAAAGGTCGAACAACATAGTCCGTTAGAATGGAAGATCGTCGGAGGAGGCAGACGGAGCCGCCTCAATCTGTTCCGTGGTCGGTTGGCTTGGCATAGGCTCCAGTTCGGAGAAGTCGCCTATGTAATAATTCTCGCCCTCCACTTTTTGGTCTTTCGGTACGCTTACTTTCATAGAATGGGTGTATGTACGCTCTCCGAATGTGGATGGAGTCTTGCGCTCCCACAGACCTACATTGAGGAATACGTGTTCCGTACCGTCCTTGCACATTACTTTTTTGAAAAATCTCTTTGGGACTTTGGTTAAGTCGATTGATCCAGTGTAGTTGCTCATAATGCTGTAATTCTTATTGATGATTTGACTTTGGTTGTTTTGATGTAATTCTTGTAGGATTCAGGATTTTCTTCCTTGAACTTCTTGGAGTCGAACGTTTCTTTGGTGGAAGGCTCAATGTAGGTGAGCCGCATATTGTCGGTCTCCCACTTCTTCACTCCTGCCTTCTCCATCTCGCCCTTCATCCGCTCGGAGAACGTCTTCACCTGCTCCTCTATCTCTTTCTTCTTTGCGAGCAGGTCAAGGATCTGCATCTCCATAGCCTTGTAGCGGTCGGGCAGAGTGTTGACGCTCGGCAGGGGGTTGACGAATTGCCGACCTTCCACCTCGGCAGCGAGGAGAGAGTCGATAACCGCATCGTCAATGCGGTCAATGTCGGTAATCTCAGCTTCTTCCCCACGGAGCCAGATAGCAAGCAGACCGACAACCTTACAGCCGGGGTTCTGCCGCTCGAAGAATGTGGCGTAGATGGATAGTTGCCAACGCACTTTGTCAACATTGCGGGTGCGGCACGTCTTGATGTCGCCGAGAATATATTCCGTGTCGCTCACCTTGTACACCTTGTCGATTGACGAAGCGAAATGCTCGTTGTCGCTGACAAGGTATTCGCTTTCTATCGGCTCCAATTCACGCTCCTTGATGAGCCGTTGGTAGTTGACCACCTCCGGGGTGTCGTTGGTTGTGCCGAAATCATCGCAGAACTCCACCTGTGCGTGGATGTTGCTTCCGCGGTCGGCAGCGTTGTCAAGGATAGCCTTCGGTACATCTGCATATTCATCGGGAAATAGTTGCTTGGACAGCATACCTGTGATGCCCCGCAACGCCCTCCCGTCGGGCGCGGTATAGGTATGCCCGACGGGGTCAAATACAATTTTAGAATATCTCAACATATTAGCCTTGTTTTAGTTGCTTTTTTCTTGTTGTGCACTCGTTGAGGAAATCAGTATCCTTGCCGAGTGCCTTCTCGTGTTTCTTGTAGACGGCGTTGAGGGAGGGGATGTCTGCGGCATTCCTCACCTCCGCTATAGCCTGTGCCTTGCCGTTGTCGGCAGCCTTCGCCTTGCTGTTGTCGGTAGCCTTGCCGTTGTTCAGAGCGTCCTTGGTGTCGTCTATAGCAAGCAAGCCGTTGAGCGCATATTTTCGAGCGTAGGATGATGCCGTACCCGTAACTTGGCTGCCGTCCATTCCTTTTTTTGCTGCGTCCTCACGGGCGAATGCCTGGTTGCTGATGGAGTTCTCTCCGTCTGATAGCGTAGCCGTAGCCTTAACATAGAATCTTTCGCCAATCACGACAATGTCGTCGGCTATGGTGACGTACAAGCCCTCCTTCTGGAGGAGAGGTTTTACCGCTTCGAGAATGTCCTCGCAACTTCGGTATTTGAAGCCGCCGTAGTCATTGTATTGGTTCTTCGGGACTTTGAGCTGCGATTGCACCGCAATCAGACGCTCGGTGAAGGTTTTGTCTGCCATATCTATATAAGTTTTCTGTCTGTTAGCACACATAAGATTTTTAGGGAGGCGAGGAACGATGCCAACGCCCCAACCTTGATGAGAGCGAACGGCAATAGTGCCGCACTCTCGTCCTCGTTGCATAGGAGGACGATGCTGACTCCCATCCACACGGTCATCAGCAGGTAGATGATTAGTTTCTTCATATATTTTGTTTTTTTATAATTGTCTGATAAAAAGGAGACTATCCTCACAGACCGCCTCCCGAAAAAAACGTTGTCAATAAATGATACGAAAGTAGTAGTCGGCTCGGAGGTATCGAACCTCGCCCCGGTCGTAGAGAATTGGATAAGAAGTTGTTAATAATTACCGACCGAAGCCTACCAGTGCGAGCCGTGATGCCTCCCATATCCTCACGGACGGAGAGGCGATGAAATCTCAATCGTTAAAAAGAATGTAAGTGGCAGAGGGGGGAATCGAACCCCCTGTGAAAAACAATTATCAACTAAACTCAATTACTAAACTCAATCATACTCTACTAAATGGGAAATGCGGAACCACCGCGCTCTGCCTTGTACCTCCTGCGCCCTCACGGGTTCGGAGGAAAAATTATGAGTAAAAGTTGCTTTAATAAAGGGAATAGGAGCGGTGGGAGGAATCGAACCTCCACTCGGCACCTTGCCACCGCTCGGAATATATAGAGTGAGCAGTCAATTGCTCTGTAAGGAGTGCTGCTCGTTGGTTGGTTGTAAACACTGCGGCGTCATAGGCTCGCCGCGTAGCCCCAGCACCTGTTGCATAGTCGGTGCTGACCACATCCGCAACGCCAACTCACACACTCGGCTGGAATACTTATTGTGTGCGACTCGTTGCGGTCGTTATGCTTGTTGTCAATACGTCAATGTACTCTTTGTAGGCAGGATGGGACTCGAACCCATCCGTGTACCATACTGTCTTATTCGTAGATGAATGCGTCGGAGCATTCGTGCCCGACCAAATCACAGAACTCCTGTGCTTCACGGAGTAGATGCACGTGTCTGGGGCTGTCCAATCTCAGCGAGATTGCCCACTCGCCGGAGATGTAGCGGTTGCAGTAGACAGACAATTCATAGGTTTTTCCGTCCTCGCCTGTTACCTTAGCAGTAATCTCGGCGTATTGTTCAGCTCTTTCTATCGCCTCTCTGCACTCGCGGACTGCCTTCATTAATGACTCCCGCTTAATACCTATCGGCTTGCGGCTCTCGAGGAGCTTGATGTTCTCCTCGTATTCATCCGCCCATTCGACAAGGAGTTTTGCGGCAGCCTCGTCTGCTTCTCTCACTTTCGGTGCGCTCTCACGGAGAGCCGCTTTAGCGGCTTTGTAGGCTTCGAGCCGCTTCGCCCATATAGAAGGGCGGTATATGCTTCTTACATCTTCTTCCATATCTATGACCATTCACAAGTGTTGGTATATCCGTTGATGGCTTCGTCCAAGTCACCTTCATTCTCTATCTCCACGTCGCCCAACTCACCATCGCAGGCGGTAATGTCAACGATGCTGATTCCATAGGCGTCCTCTCCATACTCCGGCTCTGTGTAGGTCGCCGCGTGGTAATGCCTGTTCTCAGCCCACATATTGTAGAATACGGAGATGACTAAGCCGTTTATCTCTGTCCAAAACTCCCATTTTTCGTAGGGATAGGAGAATGCGTCCGAATAGTTCTCGTCAATCTCTTTTTTGAAATCTTTCGCGATTTGCGCGATGTCCGCTTTGCTCAGGAGGACACTCTTTAATTCTGTTGTCTGCATTGCTCTATATATTAATTGGTTAATGACTGAACACCTTGTCAAGGTCGCTCTTCTTGATTCTGATTACGTTGCCGTTCCGTCCGGCGTGGAGCCATCCACCACGAATGCGGTTGCGTATTGTTCCCACGCTGACATCCACGTATTCGGCTGCCTCCTTGATGGTGAGCAGAGCGTCTTCCTCCTGCGGTTTGACCGCTTCAAGCAGACATTCTCCCCAAGCGAGGAAAGCCTGTCGCAGTTGTTCGGTGGTCACCGAGATGGTGACGTTCTGACCGGATTGCAGGATGCTGTTGATGTCAATCGTGTTCATTTCGTTCTCGTTGCGGTTGTCTTTAGTTCGCGGTAGTTCTGCACTACGCTGATTCTTTTCTTTCCGCCTTTGTTGATGGTGCAGGCGGCAGCACGGACGGTAGATGTGGAGGCTTCTCGGTAGCCGAAAACGACTACGTCGCCGACCTCCATCTCTCTCAATGTTGCCCTTACGGACAATTTTTTTACCTTTTTCATTGCTAATTAGTTTTATATTAGTAACTTTGTGGTCTTAATAAGTATTCGCTTTATATCTTTGTTTTGGAATACGACACAAAGATAACTCAAAAATGAGTTATTAACTAATTTTTGAGCAAGAAAATTCTCAAAAATGAGTTATTTAGAATGATTTCAAATAAGAATATGGGACAAAACAATGTCAATCAGCGTATTAAAGAGGTGCTACAAAAAAATGACTTGTCTGTAACAGCCTTTAGCAAAGAGGTCGGGTTACCGCAAGCGACTGTTAATAGGCAGTTAATGGAGGACAACAAAGTGTCGTTGTCAACGATTAAGTCATTTTTAAAACGTTTTCCGAAGGTTTCCGCAGAATGGCTTCTGCGCGGTGTAGGCGATGAGTGCTGTGGTGTCCCAGACGAACAGCTCGAACGTGAGATAGCGGAGGAGACAGGTCGTGTGCAGAGCATCGGCGACAATTCCAACCACAACACGCAGACAATGACGGATTCCGCCATTGCCAAGGAGAATGAGATGCTAAGGAAGAGTATCGAGGAGAAGAACGAGGAAATCAAGTTCCTCCGCTCCTTAATACAAAGGAATGCAGACTAAATATTTTCGGTTATGAGAAAGTTTTTTAATAAAATGAAAATGGTGGACGAGCAGATTGTGGAGACACTGCACATCCATAGGAACGTGCATCTCGCCAAGCTGATGGTGCAGTTCTCTCCTCCCATAGGCGCGGGACTGATGATGTGCCACACAGCGAGCCTCCTGTGCGGCTGTGTATGGACGATTGCTTCCGTAATAGCGCGGAGTGCGCTGCTCGTGTTCGCGCTTATGGTGGTTCTTTCCGTGGCTTTCGGCTTCTGCTGGATTCATCGGGCTTTCTGCGCATATAATCTGTTGGTCAACGCCTGTATCGAATACGAGAAGCTGTTCGGGTTCGGAACGCTCCTTACCCCGGCGAGATGGTTCGTGCTTGCGCTTGGCGCCGTGCTTTTCGCCCTTTACTTCCGAAGAAAATGGCTTGTGAAAAACAAGAAATACAGAATCTAAAATACAAACAAACCAAAAAACGAGTATGAAAAAAGTATTGAGATGGACGGCAGTGCCGGTTGTGGCAGTCGTGGCGTGGATGCTTGCCAATTTGATTGAATTCGTCCTACTGCAAGGTGTGTTTGATTGGATTGGTACATTGCCGAAGGACAATTGGTTCGGTAGGGTTCTTGCCGGCTTGGCTAACTCACCGGGGCATATAATAAGGGTGTTGATATACGGGATGCTTGTGATGTGCGCTATATTGATAACGGTGCGTGTGGCTCCCAGCCACAACCGCAAGGTGGCGGTTGTGGCTGCCGTGGTTGCGACTGCGACTCCTATTGTGCAGGAGATATACTGTATGTCTGTTGGTGCGACATCCTTGAGTGACGTTGTCGTCGAGTTGTCCAATGCGTGGTATTGGATTGGGATTGTATTCATTGGGTCGTGTGCGGCTTGCAAGTTAGTATATGATGACTACGATTATTAAGACAGCATTAGCGGTGATGGTAGCGTTATGCTCCATCTCCGCCTGCGCCCCCGAGCGGACGCAGAGCCGGGCAGAGAAGGTGTATGTGTGCCACGGCCCCAAGTCCAAGAGGTACCATAGAACTCCCAACTGCAAGGGTCTCTGCCGTTGTTCCACCGACATCAGGCAGATGACAAGGCAGGAGGCGGAGGCAAAGCACTACACCCCTTGCAGAATTTGCTATAAAAAAGGGAAGCATCGTTGATGATGCCTCCCTACTTCAGTGCCAATGTTTTCGCCCTACTTGGTCGTTATGCGTTCAAGATCCATATCCGGAGTGACGGCGCGCTTCTTTCCGCTGCGTGTGGTGTAGCGTATCTTGCCTGTCTCATCGTCCACCCACTTGACAAGGGTGATAACCCCGGACTCCGCGTTGCTCTTGCTCACGCTGACCTCCTTGCTGTTCACTCCGTCGCTCACCACAATGTAGTATTTGACGTTTCCTTTTTTTGTTTCGCCCTGATGTATGCGGGGTGAATTGATTGTCATAGTCTGAGACTCTACCCATTTCGCGCTTGCGGTGGATGCCATCAGCAGTGCCACCGCCAAGAAGATTGCTCTCATAATTTGTTGTTTAGTTGGTTAATATTTAAGTTGTTAGATGTTGCTCTTTTTACTATCTTTACGCTTGACGAACAAGCCGAGTGCCCATACGGGGAAGGCTGCCGCCGCATATATTGCGGTAAGGTCTTGCGTGTCGGTCACTGCCGCCATCAAGGTGGCGGAGAATAGTGACAGGGACGCTGATGCTATAAATCGTATCATAGTTCTTTGATTTTTTGAATTACGCCCCAAAGGTAATATGTATAACTTTACCAAACAAATAAAAAGTAAACAAAATATATTGCGTTAACATTGTTTAGTAATTGGTATACACATTACTATATATATAATGAGTACCTTTGTGCCATAAACATACAGATATATGGACAATCTTGACACTATCTTAAAGACCAAGGGACTGACGAAGACGGCATTGGCTGACCGCCTTGGCATCAGGAAGCAGAACCTTAACGGGCTCCTCAAAAATCCAACGCTCTCCACCATCAGGAGAATAGCGGATGCACTTGACATCAACCCGAGAGAGTTGTTTGCCGTAGGCGCGGACGAGGTGACGGCACTGATTGAGTGTGACGGAGAGTTGTACGTGGCGCACGATTTGCGCACACTCCGCCAATTGGTCGGAGATTTGGAAATATTGAAATCTGAGAGAGATGAGGCGCAGGGGTAGACCGTTAGGCACGGAGGTGGTCACCCCTCCGGAGGTAAGGAGAATATTTGAGGAGTTGGGGATACAGCTCCTCGCCACACGCAGGGCAAGGCATCTGTCAATAGACGCACTCTCGGAGTTGGCATGCGTGTCGAATATGACAGTTAGACGAGGCGAACACCCTGCGGACTATCCGCGATATCTTGGGCTCCACTCTCTCGCTAAGATATGCAACGCTCTCGGCTGTGACATCGTCATCGTGCCACGAAGGAGGTGATGCCCATTGGTGGTGGGAGCGAAAAAAAAGAGGCCGCACTATATGTGCAACCCCTTTTCGGTGTGTGGTGGTGTGGTCTTGCTATCTTGGGATCAAGACCAGAGAGCAGTCAAGAGCCTCGCATAGGCTTAGTATCGTATTAAGACTTGCGTTAAGGTTGCCACCTTCAATCCGTGCTATGTTGGAGCGTGCAACACCGCTCTTCTCACTGAGGGCGACTTGTGACATCTCTTTGCTCGTCCTCGCTTGTTTTAGTGCCTTGCATAGGCGCATCCGTGCCTCTGCCTCCGCCTTGCGCTTGCACACCTTGTGGTAGGTGTCCTCGTCATCAATTACTATCAGGCGGTATACATCATCATCACTCCATCCGTAGTCTTCCTCCCACTTAGGGTTGTATCTGGGATCGGCGAAGTCAGCATAGGCAGCCTTGTCCATTTCTACGAGCGTGTATTCTGTTTTTTCCAAATCCTTCTCGTCTACATCATCAACCCACTCTATGTCGTCTATTGTGACATATCCATATCTCGGTGTCTGCGTAAGGTAGCACACATCTGTAATTATTGCCATTTTCTTATTCGTTTATAATTTCGTTGTCAGATTGTCATTGTCGCTTATTTTTTCAAACCAATCTCGAACTGATGAACATCGTAGTCGTGATAGCCTACCTTGTATCTATCCCATATATCGTATGTAAGTTCTGGGACATCGTTAAATACAACGAGTATTTCATTCTCGCTCATCTTGTCAAGGATGTCTGCGATGTCGTTCAACCGCTCTGCAAGGGCTTCTTCGTCTTCGCCGAATGTCGCTGCGTCCTCTCTCAGTCCATTTGCCTCTGACTTCTCATAGACCGACAGGCGGTCGACTTCGATAAAAGCTCTACGCATATCGAAAGGTGCGTCTTCCCATCCGCAATCTGTCCACACACGCTCGCCGTCACGCTTGGTGTATGAGTGTATAGCCAAGTCATACTTCTTAGCGATTTCTTCAGCCTCTGCAAAAGAGGCGAAACCTACGATTGCTTTGCCAGTGTTGGTGTCTACCACCTTGCAGTATGATGGTGTGTCAAGGTCGTCGAGGGTTGCAGGGCTATCGCCCTCGACGCTGAAATAAAACACATCGCCGTTGTAGTAGCCATCAGCATCAGGCTGTACCCCTTTGCATACTCTCACATCCGCTATCTGCGTGATAGTCCATCATCACCCTCGCTTGCTCTGCGTCATCACCGCTCAATTCGGTGATGTACGCTTTATCCAACATTTCTTGCAGTTCTTCTTCGTCGTACACATCGTGTGCATCAAATGGGTCTGCATTAAATGTCATCACATTAACGTCTGCTGCATTGATTTTCGTTGCCATAGTTTTTTGTTTTTAAGTTAGTATTGGTTTCTCTTTCTGACGCAAAGATAATACCTTTGTAGCATATATGCAACAAAACATCCAATAAAATGCACAACGTTAACACTTTTTAGCGAAGACAGGCAAAAAAGAAGGTGCGACGATGTGCGCCACACCTTACTATATAATATATGCACATTTTGCACAAATACGTGTAAAGTGTGCAAAACTCTATGTGTTGCCAAAAAATGGTGTCACCCTCCCTATGCGGTTGTGGCTGTCGGATGCTTTGACAGCGTCAGCCAACGCAGTGTCACGCTTGGCGTAGTAGTAGTCAAGTCTGTCACTGCCGATGAGCGCAAGCCATCCACACACGATTGCCAACACCATGTAGTCATGGGAGAGCACCTTTATGAGTGCCACTTGTGATGACGAGGTGTCACCATCCATCTGCATTGCCAATGTGTACACATCCGGTGTATGCGCGATGTCGTCCGTGGTGATGTCGCCACCGATTGGTGTAGCCGTGTAGCCGTGCAGGTGCTCCGCCAACACCGCAAAGGCAGTGTCGGCAAATCGGATAGTCCTCCGTGCATTTTCGCCCTCGCAGATGTCGTTGTATATGTGCTTGACGTGTGCCGTTTCTGCGCTCGGCAGGGTGTCGGCAATCACGCTCAAAATGCTCTGTGCATCATACTCTATCTCGTTGCGCATGAGCGCAATTGTCACTTGTCGTTGTCCTTTTTTCATTTTCTTCCTGTTTTTTCCGTGTATTTGACCCTTTTTCTTGCATTTATGTCGCTGACAATCGCTTCTGCAAGGGTAGCCCCTTGCTCCTCGTAAAATTTCGCACTCTCAGGAGCCAAACGCCCAAGATAGTCAGCCAATATGCTTGCAATGACGTATGCCATAGCGTTTGCTCTTATGTTTCGCTCGCCTTGCGGAGCAAGATTGTCGGGGAGAGCAAGGGTGATGATGGAGCCGTCATCGCTGGCGGTGACACTATCCACCCACTCTCCACAGATGGTGACGAGTGATGTCACAGCGGTGTCGTACATCGTCGACAAAAACTGTGCGTCATCGTCAGTGGCAAACACCTTGTCGTAGGTGCTTGCATCATCTGCACCGACACTCCTGCCACCGACATAGACGGTCTCGGCAGACACCATCTGCAATGCCTTCAGTCTGCTTAGTTGGATTTCAATTCGTTTCATATTATTTCTCGCTTAAAAGTTGGATACTCAGGTTGTTAACCAAGTTCATTATGTTGCTTTTCGCGGTCGCCGGCTCTGCTGTCGCTCGTGCATCAAGGGCGAGTTTGAGCAACCGCACGTATAAGTTGCACAAGTCCCTGTCATCCAAATTGGTAATAGCTCGCTCAAAGTTTTGTTTTTGGGACCAGACAAGACTCGCGACAAAGTTGCCGATGTCGCCACCATTGGCAAAGGTCTCAGCCTTGCGCTGTAGCTTTGCCTCCTCCCTCTTGTTGAGCACAGGTGCTTTGCTTGCGTCTATTGCCGCAAGACGCTCCCTCCAAGCTCTCTCTCTCCGTTGTTTATCCATAGTTAATTTTTATTGATTATATCCAAAGGTAAGTGCTTAATTTTGAGATATTAAGATAAAAAATAATTAACTATGATAGGTAGCATTATAGGAGGAGCGATGAAGCTCGGTGGGAGCATCTTTGGCGGCATCAAGGCGCGCCGAGAGGCAAAAAAACAGCAGAAAATGCTTGACGCTCAAAAGGCTGAAAATCAAGCGTGGTATAATAGGCGATACAACGAGGACGGCACTCAGCGTGCCGACGCCCAACGCTTGCTGACCAACACGCAAGACCTGCTCAGGAGGCAGACAAAGGCGGCACAGGGAGCCAATGCGGTGACAGGCGCAAGCACGGAGGCGGTGGCGGCACAAAAGGCGGCAAACAACCAAGCACTTGCCGAAGCGACAAGTACTATTGCCGCAGCGTCTGATGCTCGCAAGGACAATATCGAGCAGCAGTACCAAACCAACAACAACGCTTTGGAGGACAAACAAATGCAAATCAGCCGACAGAAACAAAACGCTATCACACAGGCTGTGCAGGGCGTGGCAGGTACGGCTGATAGCATAGGCGGCATCAATGACAGATTTGACAAGGACTCAGAAAAGACTAAGTGACATGGATAAAAAAAAAGGCATCATAGGGGGTAGCGAGTCCCCCGTAATCACCGACAAGAAAGTGACTACCACACCACCTACTACGTCAATTGGCGCAATTGCCCCATCGCAGAGCGAGGACGAGCACAACGAGCAGCCGCCGACACCGCAAGCACCGCCGCAGACACCGCCACAGACGATGCCTGCTCAACCGCCGGGGGAGGAGTCGCCGCAAGCACCTCCTACTACGCCTGCTCCGGCTGTCACGACAACGGCTCCGCAGTACGATGACACCGACAGGCGCAACCAAGCAAACTTGGCGGCACAGACGACCACAGCACCGACAGCCAACGAAAATATGATATTGCAGTTTGATGAGAATAACAAGCCTATCCTTGTCAATGCGGATGTGGCGACGCCGAAAATAACCCCAAAAACTACTGATGCTACACCATCAACGGAAGGTGAGGAGTTCCGCTCTTATAGAGATATCCTCGCCAAGTACGCACCTCTAACGAGTGACGAGGACAAGCGCAAACAGATGCGCAGGGAGAGACGCAAGGCTATCGTCAGCGCACTCGGTGATGGTCTCTCTGCATTGTCCAATTTGTATTTTACAACAAAGGGCGCGCCCGACCAAGGGCTAAAGCCTGGTATGACCGATGCCGCGAAAAAGCGTATGGACGATCTCCGCGCTAAGTGGCAAGCAGAAAAGGACAAATATCAAGACCTTATGCTCAAAGGTTTGGAGATGGATAGAGAGCAGGGCAACTTCCTCAAATCTTACAAGTTACAGCTAAACGCCGACAAGAGAGCTGACGCAGCGGAGAAGCGCAGTGCAGAGGAGTTTAAGAAAAAGCTCCCGCTGCTCGAAAAGCAGCTACAAGCCGCTGAAGAAGAACTGAAAAAACTTATCCGAGAGAACAAGGTTGGCGATGCTACGTGGGAAAAAAGTGTGGAGGTTGCCGAGAAAGAACTGGCTTGGAAAGAATACGAGCTTGATTTTATGAAAACGCACAAGGGCTATACTCCTAAGGAGTACAACGAGCACCTTGCTACTGAGCGTTACCGCAGCCGCACGTTGTCAAACAAGGGCGGCAAAAGCGGCAAAGAAAAAAGTGGCGGTAACATCATTATGTCAACACAGAGTGGATACGCCTACAATCCTACAGATGCACAGGTAAGACAAGCATACAGATGGTTGCAGTCCCGGCATTTTGTATCAGGCAACGCAAAAAGCATAAGAGAGATGGCTGCGGAATTGCAAAATTACTACACTGTGTCAGGGGGAAACAGAAATAAATACGATGGCGTAAGTATTAAAAAAAGCAGACTTGACGATATTAAAGGAGGACCCCGTGTGGATGCGATGTTGGGAGGTAAGACGAGAGGAGATGGAAGCACTACGATAGACGCTGCTATTGGTGGCGGTAGTGGCGCTTTGTTGGATGGACTTTTATAATTTTTTTAAAATGGTTGATTTAAACAAAATATACAACGCACTGCGCGAAAAAGGTGTAGTGACAAAAAGTTACGAAGAATTTGCCAACGCAATGGCAGATGGCAATAAGCGTAAAAATGTGTACAATGCGCTTGCACAGCAAGGCTTGATTACAAAGAGTTACAAACAATTTAGCGATGCAGTAGCTCCGTCACCTACGCCACATACCACACGCACACAGACCACGACACCCAAAAAGCGTGATGTAGTGGCGGACACCATCAATATGCTCCGCACTCCATCATCGCAGTACACGCGACCGCAACAGACACAACAGACTGCTCCGAAGAAAAAGTGGAGCAACGAAGTGGATGTGTACTCGTCAATGCCTGATGTGGTAAAGCAATATGCGCCTACACCGACACCGCTGAAGACAGACTCATCGGTGTCAATGCGTTCAGCCGCAACATCAACGTGGAATGCCGCTGACAGAGCGGCTCGTGAAGAATACGACAGACTGCATCCGAAGAAGGAGGAGTCTTTCTGGGAGAGAGCTGCCCGTCTTATGACAGATGCAGAGATGGGGATGGGCAACGAGAATATGGAAAAGGCGACCGATATGCTTGCATCGCACTACAAGACTCACGATTTGCAGAAATTGTCCGACCAAGCGTGGAACGCACTTGGGGCAACGCAACAGAAAAACATCACAGACGAGGCTTATGATGAGCTGAAGCGACAATATCCGCAAGCGACAGAAAAGGAGCTGAGAGAAGCAGCGGCTAAGGTAGCGAGAGCCAAGAGCGACGAGACGATGTATAACCTTGCCGTGCAGAAGAATATGCCTGACAATGCCATCTCGTTCTTTGCGCGGAAGATGGCTGAGGGCAACTCTGTCGCAAGTCTGTTCACTGGACTCGCTCGACAAAAGGCAGGTACTGTTGGAGACTTGGTGGCTGAGACAGAAGCAAATGAGCGGTATGGCAAAAAGCACAAGGTGGCAGGTATCGCCGGTTCTGTAGTCGGTATGGCATCAGACCCACTGACGTATGCGGCTGGTGGTGTAGGCGGAGCGGCAACCAAAGGAGCGTTGTGGGCAGGAGGCAAGGTCTTGTCAGAGGCGGCAGCACGCAAGATGTCGCAGACACTCGGAGGCAAACTGCTCCTCGGAGCGGTAAGCGGAGCGGCTAACTTCGGCACGTTCGAGGCAGGCGGAGAGGCTATCAACCAATACAAGTGGGGCGGCACTCTCGATGTAGACCCAGAGACAGGCAGATATGTCGTAGGCGATTTCTCGCTCGGCAAGGTAGCATCGCAGATGGGACACGGACTCACGATGGGTGGACTTACGGGTGCATTCGGTACGTGGCTCGGCAATGTCAGCACCAAGGCGGCACAAGCCACGACAAGCACCTTAGGCAAACTTGGGGTGCGTGCAGGCGAGCTTGGAGTAGGGCTTGTCGGAGAGGGTACTATATTCGCCACGCCAGAGTTCATCTCCACGTATGGCGATTACAACGATGTCATCAAGTCCGTCTCCGATAAAAATTCCCCCAACTATATTGCCGACGACAAAGAGCGGAGCAAGTATATTGCAGAGCTAAAGGCGCAGAGAGGAGAGCGGATGATGGATATATGGCAAGACAATCTTGCTATGATTGCAGGCTTCAAGGCACAGCACGCAATCAAGTCGGCAGGACGCACCATCTCCGAGCTGGCGGCATCACGCAGAGGCAAGGTTGGATTTGTGGAGCGCATGGGCAGGATGCTTGACGGACATCCAAGCCTCGCCCTGAGCAAGGAGGAGCAGGCAGAGTTGGACAAGCACGGCTATGGCGACTTGACACAGATGGTCAAGGAGTATAAAGCGTATGCTCAAAAGGACGGAGATTTGCCGTACGACAAAATCACGCAGTTGCTCAACGACAAAAACGTAAGCGAGGCGGCAAGGGCAAAGATGTACTACTATGTCACAGGGCACTCCTTGCCAATGTCGGCAGTGATTGCGTCCAACGTCATTGACAATGGCGACAAGACGTATACAGTGCAGTCATTGGGTGACAACGGAGTGATCACAAGCAGGACTTATGGGAGCCGTAAGAGAGCGGACTACGAAAAGGCACGCATCGATAGACAAGCGGAGCTTAACGGAGTGGCGATGGCAGAGCAGATGTTTGAAAATATGGACAAAGCCGAGCGGCTAAAGGCTGTCTGCACAAGGCTTGCCCAAGACAAGGGTGTGTCGCCGGAGACACTGCTATGGCTGACACGCAAAGACCCAAAGCAGATGACTGCCGCGGAAAAGCGGTGGATAAAAGAGATAGAGGATGCCGCCAACGAGGATGCACCGCAGGGCGAGAACGCCACAGTGAGACACATCAAGGGTGTCATTCTTGACGAGTATGGTGTTGATGTAGACAAGGCATTGCGCAAGGCAGCGGACAGCCGCACCGAGGCGGAGGAAACAGCCATATCGGCTTACAACAACGAATTGGCGCAGGCGGTCGCAGAGCGAAAAAATGCCATTAGCCAAGACGAGACGACTGACGCATACAGACGGGGTTACGAGGCAGACACGCAAGGGATGCGTGACGCCTACGTGGCGCAGATGTATGAGCCAAGCGAGGATAATGCCGAGACACTTAGAGGGGTGGAGTCGCAAATCACGGAGAGTGCCAAATATCAAGCGGCACTGGAGAGGGATGAACTCAAGCAGATGACACACAAGGATGGCTCCATACACCTTGCCACGCTTAAAGATAAAGACAAGGACGGCAATGGCAAGCAAGTGTACATAGTAGACGGCGACATTGTGATGAAGGAAGACGGGAGCGGCATTGACGCAGACGCAAGCAGTAAGAGCGTCATCATATACGACCCGGCTACTGGAGAGAAAAAGATGGTGTCACCGACTGCGGTTGACGGCATAGAGTCGCTTGGCGAGGTCAAGACGGCAGAGCAGAGAGAGGCGGAGATAAACGCACGTATGCAGGACACCATCCAAAGAGGTAAGGATTGGTTGGTGGGCAATGTAGCCAACCCTGTCGGTATGCAGATACAATTGGGTGACGGACGTATCGCCACCATAGAGGCGATGCACGAGGACGGCAAGTCAGCCATAGCCACGCTTCCTGACGGCACTCAGTTCCTGGTGCCGAATGACGTGTTGCAGAGGATCGTCAACAACGGGCAGTATGCGGATTACAAAGCGAGGAGAGATGCCGAGGCAAGCAAACGAGAGGCAGAGCAAAGCACAGAGAGCGCACCGGAGACAGCCACGGAAGGCGGACAGCCATTGCCGGAGGAGGCTTCCACTAAAGAGGAGGAGAGCAGAGAGTATGCGCAAGGAGACGTGTTTGATGTCGTTGTAGACGGGCAGAAGATGCACGCAGAGATAGTGTCACCAAAGGATGCAGACGGCAGGTTCGTTGTCAATGTGGATGATGGCGAGTCTATGCGCACTCTGTATGTCACCCCGGAGGAGTTGGCTGCGATGGAATACAGAGAGGAGCCATCGCCAAAGGCGGAAGAAACAAGGCTTGCCACCGAGGATTCCTCGGATAAGGCATTGGAGAGAGGAGCGCAACCGACAGAAGAACACACCCCGACTGCGCTTGAGCGTATTCCGAGAGATGAAAAAGGCAACGCTCAATTCCACGATGCTGACACCGAGACCGCTTGGGATGGTCTCGTGGAGATGTCGGGCAACGAGGAAACTGCACATAAGGTGGCGGAAGCATCGCTCGCCAATGCCGAGAGAAAACTGAAGGCGGCAAGGGCACTGAAGGAGAAAGGAGAGACGCCGGAAGAATTGTTGCGGTCAATCAAGGAAAACGAGGCGGCAGTGGCGGAGGCACAGAGGACGGTTGCTGCTTGGAAAGCCATCGTAGGCGAGAAGTCACGCAGAGAGGAAGCCGCCAAAGCGGAAGCGGAGAGGATTGCCGCAGAAAAGGCGGAGGAAGCTCGTGTTGAAGCTGAAAGGAAGGCAGAGGAGGAGCGCATTGCTAAGCAGAAGGCTGAGGAGAAGACTGAGGAGGCGGAATCCGACAAGGGGGAAGCGGAGAAGCGAATGAACGATGAAGAACCAAAGCCCGTAGGAAGTGGTGTGTTTGGAAACATCTACAACCAATTCAAGGGCAAGGTGAAGGAAGCCTTTGATTTCTTGATGAAGCATAAAGGTGGCGACTTGCTCGGTGTGTTCCACAGGAAAGATGTCGGTGACATTGATTTGGTGTGGGGTGACCACGGAGGGGGATTGGCACATATTATTCGTCGACACATCATTGAACAAAATGACTTCAAAAATGTGGATGAGATACAAAAAGTCATTGAGGATGTTATACGTAATGGTTTGATTGTTAGAGAAAACAAAGACAAAATCAACATCGAATATAATGGATATAGGGTTAGCATAAAAAAGACGATTCGTGATTCAAAAGGGAATGTCGTTGAAAACAAGAACTGGATTGTTACAGCGTTTGATAAAAGCAAGCCTAAACACGAAAAAAGGAATCCATCGTCAAGCGAAACCTTAACAACTCCTTCCGCAAACCAAAAGGCTGATGGAGTGACTTTACCATCAAACGAGGATTCCATCGACAAAGGTAGCGAAAAGCCGGAGAAGAAGCAAGAGAAGGAGAGCGTTTTTGACAAGGCTAAGGAGATTGCCGACAAGGAGGAGAAGAAACGCAAGGCTGAGGCTGACAAGCCAAAGCAAAAACCGCTGACTGAGGCGGAGCGCAAGGACGCCGAGGAGGTTGCAGGTGCGTTGGGCTATCGTGTGGAATGGGTGGACACGATGGAGGAGAACGGAACGATAGACGCGGACAGGAAAGTGATCCGTATCGCAAAGGATGCCGAGAACCAGTTGGTGCAGGTGCTGGGACACGAGGTGGCGCACGGAGTGAGGCGGATGATCGGTGGCAAGTTCAGGACTTTGCAGAAGGCGGCTCTGGAGGTCGTCGGCGAGAAGGAATGGGATGAACGCATCGAGAAGAAGCGCAAGTTGAATGCTTATGCCGAGGGGAAACTTGCCGAGGAGGTGACGTGCGACATCGTTGGAGAGGCGTTGAACGACAAGGATGCGTTGAAGCGTCTTGCCGAGTCGCTGAGAGGGGAGAAAGGCATACTTGCCCGTCTGCGTGACGCGGTGGCAAAGATGGTCGAGTATTTCAAGAACAGAGGCGACAAGGAAGGTGTGCGCAGGATGAAGGCCGCCGACAGACTTCTCGCAGAGTTTGAGAGTGCGCTGAAGGAGGGCGTTGCACCAGAGCAAGTCAAGCCTGAAGGTGTAGACCGCAGCGTAAGGGAAGGGAAGAAGGACGACAAAACGCTTTATGGAATCCACAACATATCAGAGGACAAGTTGCGGAAGGCCATGAAATTAGGTGGGTTGGCAAATCCGTCTATGGCGGTCGTTGATAAAGACAAAGGCACTCACGAAGGCTTTGGAGCGATTTCGCTCATTGCACCATCATCGCTTGTGGACAAACAAACGGGTCGTACGGCTGGCTCGTGGATTACAGACGCTTATACGCAACGCTATCCATTTGTAGAGCGTGTGATGAGCGACAAGGGATATAAAAAATTCAAATCGTGGGTTGACGGTCTTGACTTTGCGGAGAAAGAGAAAAAAGAGATTATGCGTCAAGCCACAGACGCAATGGAAAACGACAAAGATTTGGCTTGGGAGTTGATGTATCTTCGTGAGAAAGGAGTTGACGTAAAAGGATACACATCAGAAGTTGATTATCCGTGGGAAAAAATCATCGAGGAATATCCTTCTGTAGAGGACATAATAAAGGCGATGGATCACAATGCGGAACTAAAGGAAACAGTTACAAAGTTGGCAAAGGTCGAAATAACCGGCCCTGTTTACAGGGCTGTTTCCGCTGATGTGAGGAGACGGTTCAAAGAAGAAACCGGAGAAAATGCAAGTCCGCTTAATCCAATAATAAGAAAAAGAACTCACGATATTTACAACCGCGACTATGCGCCCAAACTGCTTGACGAGAATGGAATGCCTAAGGCATCAGATGTAAGGAAGGTAATCGGTCAGATGGTTGAGAAATATAACGCGACCAAAAAAGTCGATTTTAATAAATCGAAATCAAAGGCAAGCACGTATGTCCATGGCAACGGCTTGTATGCCGACTATCTGAAATGGCAGGAAGGCAAGTTGGAAGAGTTCGGCACGCAAGGACGTATCTTCCGTGGTTACAAAAACGATGGCACACGCAAGTATGTGCCTGAAACTTTGTCCAATGTGTCTAAGGCTATGAAAGAAGAGTCGCAAGGGCAAACTAACGGAAGTGAATATACGTCATTTGGAAGTTTTATAGCGAAATTAGCACCTCGTGTTGACAGCAAAGAGGAAATGCGTGGCAGTAAGTCCAGGTTGGATGCGGACGAAGCGAAACAAGAGTTCTATGAAAAATGGGAAAGCACCTACTATGACCTTGCAACGGAGCTCCATAGTGACGTGTTTTCTGGTGAAGCACGTTTGCACGACATCGTTTTGCAATCCGACCCGAAGAGATATGCAAAGAAGGAGTATGGCATAACGCTAAGCCCTTCCTTCTTGAAGAGATTGGAAGCACTCAAAAAGGCTATTCGTGAGGATTTGAAGAGTGCTTACTTTGAAACGAAGTTCGAGCGTCCTGTGATGCTCAACGAGTTTGCCGCGGCAGTCGTTCCAAAAGGCATTGGCGATGATGTGCGCAAGGGTCTTGAAGACGCAGGCTTGGTGCTTTACGAGTACGACCCGGCTAAAAAGGGGGATAGGGAGCGCGCCGCCAATGAGGCATCCGCTTCCGATGGCATCCGCTTCAACCGAAGCGAGAAGACGGATTTGACAGCGGAGGAGCGGGAACTGAGGGACAACCTTGTGGAGCGTATGCGCAAGGGTGGACTTGACGTGGTGACTGATTCGGAAGAGATGCAGAGAGTCATAGACACCGAGAACGAGCGGACAAGGATGATGGGTGCCAAACAAAAGAGAGCACTTGAAACCGCGACGATAGCAGCCGAAGCCACTAATAATGCCACTGTCATTTCAAGTGCTGACGGGGCAAAGATACAAAACAATCTTGGAACACTTGCAACAAATTATGAGAAAATTGCAAACAGGACAAGAGGTTTTATAACAGACTTGTCACACGCACTCGGTTTAAAGCAACACGAATCAAGTCAATATGGGACTTTTGAGACACCCGATGGTAAACGGATAACCATTCGTGTAAGCAACCATAACGCACGAGTGTCCAACTTTGACAAAAATAATGAGAGCGAGGGAATAAGCATTGTTATTTCAAGCCACAAAAACAAAGGCTTGCACAATGACGGCAACGCCCATATCATAGAATATTTCTACCCAAAACGTGCGCTTGAAAACGCAGAAGGCAAGCCTTTGGCAGAGATGATCCGTTCGGTGTCTGACGCATTGGCTGGTGAAGAGTTCAAAGACACGACAGGCTTGGCCGAGCGCGAGGAGGTTAACGGCAGTTCAGTTCGCGAGCATCGTGTGTACCACGGCAGCGGAGCGGACTTCGATGCTTTCGACCACTCGCACATGGGCGAGGGCGAAGGTGCGCAGGCTTACGGCTGGGGTACTTATGTGACCGAGGTGGAAGGTATCGGCAGGACGTATGCTATTCAGAATACGACAACGCACAATGATGCTTTACGTGCATTGCAACACGATGTAGATGCTATATCTGACCAACTTAACAGACACCGGGATGATTTGAAGTATGACGAAGAGCAGTTAAAACGTGCTAACGAATGGAGAGCTGAGGCTGAACTTGACTATGAATTGTTCAAAGATGAAGCCGAGAAATTAAAGGAAAAATATGGGGAGGCTTCTCCTAAATACCGAAACCATCTGTTTAATGACATCTACACAGATGAAATGAACCGTGCTCAAAGTTCAGTTAAGAGCACAGAAGAGTCAATCCAGTATCGCAAGGAGAAAATCGCAGAGCTGGAAAAGGCATTAAAGGATAAGCAAGCGGAGATTGATGAACTGCCGAAGGAGTTTCCACGCCACCTTTACACCGTAGAAATACCCGATGACAACGGTGGCAACTATCTGGATTGGGATGGTCACCCTACGGAATCATTGCTGAAAGATGTAGGTTCGTTTTTGGAGAGTAATGGCTTTGAGAGGGTGCAGGATAGCCCTGCCAGATATGAGAAAGGCGAAAGCACCGTTGTTTTGAACCCCAATGCGACTGGAGCTGATCTGTATGCGGAATTGCGTGAGGCTCTTGGCAGCGACAAGAAAGCGTCACAAGCATTGGCTGAGTTAGGCTGTATTGGCATCAAATATCCTGCTGACAATATGCGTGGTGGTCGTGAGGATGGCACAAAGAACTACGTTATCTTCAACGAGAATGATGCGAAGATAACCGACCATACACGCTTTCTGCGGACAGCAGGCGGAGAGGTGTACGGCTTGGTGAAGGACGGACGCATATACCTTGACCCAAAGGTGGCTACAGCGGAGACTGCGGTACACGAATACACGCATCTGTGGGGCGATATGCTGAGACGCAAGGATTCCGAGCAATGGAACCACACGGTGAAGGAACTGAAGAACAGCGTTCTTTGGGAGGAAGTGAAGGAGTTGTATCCGGAGCTGAAGACCGATGACGAGATAGCGGACGAGGTGTTGTCGACGTTCAGCGGACGCAGAGGAGCGGAACGCTTGCGCGAGGAAGCACGCAGGGTTGCCGATGGCGAGGGCGGAGTGTTCACCAAGGCGAAGGCTATCGAGACGTTGGAGCGAGTGAAGGAAGCCATAGCGCGGTTCTGGGAAGGCGTGGCGAGGATGTTCGGCATCAACCGCTACCGCAGTGTCGAGGAGTTGGCTGATATGGCTATGAAGGACTTGCTTGACTCCAAGAATCCTATGAAGGATGAGAGCGGAATGAGAAAGCGAGGAGAGGTTGGCGAGACGCTTGCCACGTCAGGCACATATTTCAGCGGAGGCGGACTGCTTGAAGCAGGTCTGAAGGGCGTGATAGACCCAAAGGTTGCGGTTGAGTTCAGCGAGAAGATAGCAGGAGTGTATGCCGACAACCACGGCAACCACATTGTTGTGGCAGACGTGAGGGATGTTGATCCCAAGAAACTTGTAGGCGCGGTTGACGGAGGCGAGGTGCAGTACTTCCACGCATCTCCGGTGTGCAAGAACTTCTCCAAAGCCAAGCGTGAGGGAGGCGAGGTTGAACTTGACAAGGAGACAGCGTTGTCGACAGCCGAGTTTATAGCGAAGACAAGACCGAAGGTGGTGACCATAGAGAACGTAAAAGGCTACCGCAACAGCGAGGCGTTGAAAATCATCACTGACGAGCTTACCCGTCAAGGATATGACTGGGATGCCGATGTGTACAACACGGCAGACTACGGAGGCTATACGAAGAGAGAACGGCTGATAGTGCGAGCCAAGCGAGACGGCAAACTTCCTCCCAAGCCGGAGAAGCTTCCCGAAGAATTGAGGAAGAAGGGATGGTATAGCGCGGTGGAAGATTTGATTCCACACCTTGAAGAGAAAAAGACAGGTGTTCCGCAAGGCACTGACGAGCGGTTGAAGAACAGTGGAATAGACTACCGCACCATTGACAAGCCTTTGTATGTGTTCGGACGTGGCTATGCCAACAAGACCGTAGGGCACGCTTTTGCCGATGAGCTCCTGCCAACGCTGACCACCGGAGGTGGAGACATCATAATAATGCCTGACGGCAGGGTGCTTAAAGCGTCACCGAGGGTACTTGCGAGAGTCACGGGACTGCCCGACACGTACAAGATGCCTGAGACAGACCAGTTGTCGCACACCATAGTCGGCAACGGCATCCCAACGCAGTTGACCGAAGGTGTCATCGCTCCATTGCTTGACAATGCCATTCCGTCTGCCGAGCGATCCACCAAGCGTGAGAGCGTGTTTGACGTGGCGGATAGAGTGTCGCAGAACCTTGAGGAGCGGACGAGGGCGATGGCTGTTAAGAAAGCAAACGATAGATTCAATGAGGAACTTGAACTGCAAGTAAAAGGAGAACTTGAAGAAGGGCACGTCTACAAATTAGGTATGCCGTCAGAGATATTGCTTTCTACGGGAGTGCCGAATCTGCCGATAGAGTTAAGTGCCAAACAACTTTCTAAAAAAGCCGCTGACAGAGGGCATAGGTTCGATGTAAAAGACATCGCCAATTTACCACAAGCCATCCAGGCCCCAATTGCAGTTTTTGAATACGGGAATAAAGACAAGTCTCAAAATCTAATAGTTGAAATAGAACGAGACGGCAAGAAGTTTGTCGTAGGCATTCATTTCAACCAGAACAGAAGGGGGATTGTCGTAAACGATATTCGAGGGCTTTTCAACAAAGATAGTCACGAGTGGCTGAATTGGATTTCGCAGGGAAAACTCTTATATGCAGACAAAGAAAAAATCCAAGCATTGATGGATAAACAGCGAACGAATCTCGCTGAGGTTAACTATCTCAACTTGGATGATGTGGCAAAGAAAGTGAAAGATTTTGAAAATCCCAAGCTTTTTGATGGAAAAATTTCAGAAGTAGACAAAAAGGGTTCAGATTCAATCGACCGCTCCGTCAGAGAGAATCCCAAAAACGAGGATAAGCCACGCTTCAGCAGAAAGCCGGGCGAGAGCATTTTCGACTATGCGTCACGTGTGTCGGAGGACGTGGATAGAAGCGTGAGAGAAAGAGTAAGCGCACGGGACGAGTATGAGAAGAAGGTCAAGAGCAAAGGCTTCCAAACGAAGGAGGCGTTGCAGAACAGTATGCTCGGACTACAGGAGTTTATGTCCGCAATAGACCACGCATCGGGCAACAAGCGGTACATAGAGGACATTCCCGACTTTGAGAATCCGATACTCGGAGAGAACCGCCTGTCGTCGGTGAACAAGGAGGAGATGCACCAAGTTGCCAAGACGCAATTCAAGCCGTTGATGTCGGCAGTGGCCAAACTGAGCGGCAACGGCAAGGAGAGCGGCGAATTGTACGACTATATGTTCGCCAAGCACGGACTTGAGCGTGATGCCGTGATGCGGCAGAGAGAGGCTCAGAAAGAGTTTGACAAGTACCAAAAGGCAAATCCCAAGGGTACTAAAACGATTGGAGATTTCGTTGCAAGCCTTGAAGGCAAAGACTATGCAGGACTTACGGCATTGACGGCAGAAGACGGCAGGGTGAAGTCGATACAATCGCAGATAGACGCCATAGACGAGCAGATGAAGGCTACAGACGACCAATTGTTGCTCCGTAAACTCGGAGGTCAGAAGAAGCGGTTGAAGGTGGATTTGCTCAACGCCGCAAGGGATGCCGCCGATGACATCCGCAAGGCTTTTGAGAGCAATCCGAGCCATGATCGGTCAGACATAAATGAATTGTGGAGTCGAGTAAACGAGGTGAACGGCAATACGCTGAGGAAGTTGTATGAGAGCGGTATGCTCACGAAGGAGGTATACAACGACATCAGCAGTATGTATACGAATTATATCCCTATGAGGGGATTCGACCAAACGACAAGTGCGGACGCCTACGCTTATCTGACGCACGGCGACAGCGCATTCAACGCACCGATAAAGACAGCCAAAGGGCGCAGCTCCAAGGCTGACAATCCTATAGCATATATGCAGGCGATGGCGGAAAGTGCGATAATGCAGGGCAACCGCAACGTATTGGTGAAACAAAAGATGTTGAACTTTGTGCGCAACCATCCGAGCGACCTTGCGAGTGTCAGCGATGTCTGGTTGCAATATGACTCGGTTGCAGATGAGTGGAAACCGGTGTTCCCGGACAATATCGGTGCTAACGACAGCGCATCCGTGGTGGCGAAGAAGATGGAGGCATTCGAGGATAAAATGAAACAGATGGCAGAGAAACACCCGGACTTGGTGCAAAGAAGCAACGAAGCACCTGACATCCCATATAAGGTGGTAGAGAAAGGGCAGTTGAACGAACACCAAGTGCTTGTGAAGCAAAATGGCAAGTCTTACATCATCACCGTCAACGGCAGCCCAAGAGCGGCACAGGCGGCGAATGGCTTGACGAATCCGGACACAGACCTTACGGGTGCAGTCGGTAAAGTCTTCGAGGGAGCCGAGGCGTTGAACAGACAATTGTCCTCCTTATATACCACGTTGAACCCCGACTTCATTGGCTCAAACTATGTGCGGGATGCCTTGTACTCAAATACAATGGTGTATGTCAAGGAAGGAGCTAAGTATGGTGGTTCCTTTAATCTCAATTTCGCCAAATACAATCCGGCGGAAATGGCGAACCTATACGCACGTTACAACAAAGGCAGCCTTGACACATCCAATGAAACGCATAGACTGTTTTTGGAGTTTATGCAGAATGGCGGAGAAACCGGCTTCGTCAACCTAAAGCAGATAGAGAAGAGGAAGTCGGAGATAGCGAAAGCAATCAAGCGGGATGGGAGAATATCCGCGGCACAAATTTGGGGCGGTTTGGGCGATGCCGTTGATTTCGCCAACAGGGCTGTAGAGAACAGCGCAAGGTTTGCGGCATACGTCACGTCACGGAAGAGCGGACGCAGTGTAGGAAGGTCAGTATATGACGCAAAAGAGATTTCCGTCAACTTCAACAGAAAGGGAAGCGGCTCTAAATTTATGGGAGCGGAAGGACAGACCAAAGCAGGAAACGCCGCCGCCTTTGTGTCGGGAGCCGGAAGAGGCTTGTATATCTTTTGGAACGCAGGTCTTCAAGGACTCACTAACTTCTCAAGACAGATAGGGAGACATCCTGGCAGAGCGTTGACATTGGCGTCATTGCTGTTTGGCTTTGGTGCATTGATGTCGTATTTAGGGAATAGAGACGATGACGATGAAAACAATTACTTCAATCTTCCCAAGTATATCCGCAGAAGCAACGTCTGCTATAAGATTGGAGATTTATTTGTCACGATTCCACTTCCCGTTGAGTATCGGGCATTCTATGGACTTGGAGAATTGGCGAGCAGCACACTTGCCGGAAAAGAGGACGGAACGACAAAAGACATCGCCAAAGAAGCGGTTTCACAAGTATCGCAGTTGTTCCCTATTGACTTTGTAGAAGGAGGCGGAGGACTGCACGCATTGATTCCGAGTGCCGTAAAGCCGATAGTAGAGGCAGAAACCAACACCGCATGGACAGGTCTGCCGATTTATAAGGACAATGATTTCAACAAGAATATGCCAGAGTACACGAAAGTGTATAAGACCGCCAATGGGTATCTTGTTGAGATAGCGAGAGCGTTGAACGATGCCACAGGAGGCAACAAATACAAGAAAGGCTTTATAGACATCAACCCTGCGAAAATGGAATATGTCCTCAAGGGTATGCTCGGAGGAGCGTTCAGTTTCCCAGACAAACTTGTCAAAACAACAGAGACGATTATGGGCGACCGTGAATTTGATTGGCGGAACACACCTTTTGCCAACAGATTCGTTAAGAACGCAGACGAGAGGACGGAGTACAAGTCTTTGAACGAACAATACTTTAAGTTGAAAGATGAAATGGATGTCGTCAAACAACAGCTGAAAGGCTTCGAAAAAGAAGCTGATGCCGGGAACGAAAAATACGAAAAGGCTCTGCTTCAATTGGAGGACAGCAAAGATTATGAAAGGTTGGAATTGTTCAAGGATTATGAGAAGGAACTTAAAGGCTTGAACGATGAACTCAAGGAACTAAGGATGTCTCCTGATTATGACAAGGTAGAAGAAAAAGAGTTGCAAAAAGAGATTGCGGAACTACAGAGACAATTGATCGACGAGATGAGAGAAATTAAAAAATAACTACGCTTAACTGATTGTGTTCTATAACTTTGAGGATATGATAAAGGTTAACAAGAATAGAATGATACCGTTGTCTCGGCTTACTCAAAGAGAGCGAGCCGAGATGGACACGGTCAAGTTTGACAACAAGTTCAACGATGACCGCAAAGCGACTGACATCCTTTTCCTTGCGAAGAACTATTGGGATGCTATGAGCAAGTTCCGCAAAGACCGGAAGCGCAACAAAGATTACAATTACGGCAACCAATGGGGCGACAAGGTGGTAGTGGACGGCAAGGCGATGACCGAGGAGGAGTATATCATAAAACAAGGCGGCACACCGCTGAAGTCCAATCTTATCCGCAGGCTTGTGCGCAACGTGCTTGGAGTGTATCGCACTCAGACCAAGGAGCCAATGTGTGTAGCTCGAGACCGAGACGAGCAGACGCTCGGAGAAACAATGTCGACCATACTCCAGTACAATTGGCAGTTGAACCATATGTCGGAGATAAATGCGAGGTCGTATGAGGATTTCCTCATAGGCGGTCTCGTTGTGCATAAGAAAACGTTCGGGTGGCGCAACGGCAAGTGCGACTGCTGGACAGACTATGTCAACCCGGACAATTTCTTCGTTGACAACAGAGTCACCGACTTCCGCAGTTGGGATACGCAGGTAATAGGCGAGATACACGACTATTCGTTCGAAGATGTGTGCCGAGAGTTCGCACATTCACCGGAAGACTATGCGGCGTTGCGAGGAATCTACGCACAGGCGCACAATGCCAAGTACTACTCCATAGACACGTCATATACGTTTGGCTCGAAGCGAGAAGGAGACCTTGACTTCTTCATTCCCAAAGACCCTAACCTATGCCGAGTCATAGAGGTTTGGAACAAGGAGATGAAACCCCGCTTCCGGTGCCATGACTATATGACGGGAGACTACTACAAGATAGACGAGGAAGACTATAAAGAGTTTGTCTTGGACGAGAACCAACGCAGAAAGGAACAGGGTATGGCACAGGGCATCGAGGAGGACGACATCCCTACCATTGAGGCTGAATGGTTTATGGATGACTATTGGTATTACAGATTCCTCACCCCTTTCGGTCACATATTGCAGGAAGGCGAGACACCCTACAAACATCATTCCCATCCGTATGTATACAAGGCATATCCTTTGATTGACGGAGAGATTCACTCGTTTGTCAGCGATGTCATAGACCAGCAGAAATACGTCAACCGACTGATAACGCTGAACGACCTTGTCATACGCAGCAGTGCCAAAGGAGTTGTCCTCTTCCCCGAGGAAGCAAAGCCTGACGGAGTAACTTGGCGAGAGCTACAGGAGACGTGGGCGAGAGCTGACGGCTTTATGGTGTACAACGGCAAGAGCGGCACAGCACCGAGACAAATGAGCAGCAACAACACCAACGTAGGCATCCAAGAGTTGTTGTCGTTGCAGTTGAAGTTCTTCGAGGACATCAGCGGTGTCAACGGAGCGTTGCAAGGCAAGCCGGGCTATTCGGGGATGTCGGGAACGTTGTATGCGCAACAGACACAGAACGCCACCACATCGCTTGTGGACTTGCTTGAGACATTCTCATCGTTCGTGGTGCAGTCGGCATACAAGGACGTGAAGAATATGCAGCAGTTCTACGACACCAAGAAAAAGGTGAACATTGCAGGACGCAGTGGCGGAGCGGTGGTCTACGACCCTGAGAAGATAAACAACATAGAGTTTGACCTTTCCATTGTCGAAAGCACGCAGACACCTGTCGTGCGTCAGATGGCGAACGACTTCCTTATGCAGATATGGCAGTCCGGTCAGATTACATTGGAGCAGTTGCTTGAAGCAGGCAATTTCCCATTTGCCGACAGTCTGTTGCAGCAAATCAAGACACAAGGACAGGCGATAGCGCAAGGACAGCAACCACAGCCGTTGTCGGCAGACGTGCAGCAACAAGTACAGCGGCAGGCGAACCAAGCCGCTGTACAGCAGATGCAGACTATAATGCAGAGATCCTAACGCTTGGTGAACCAATCGAGGAATGCGGAATGTTTAAGGGCGGTGATGTCGGCAGGCATCTCGCCCTTTCCGTTTCTATAGGGGGTGCAATAGAAACACGCCCTTTGCATATCGGCAACGGACGCATCTTTAGGTATGTAGTTTTTCCGTTTGAGGATACTGAAGTTGCGTCTGTCAACAACGACAAGTCTGCCATCCTCAGACGGCATCACATAATAACGCTCACCATTTTCACTATGAGCGTTGTCCGCGTTTCTTACGGCAAGAGAATACACAATCTCAGCCTTGATTTTCTTGAAAATATTCATATCAGAATTTTGCTAAAGAGTTAATATTGGTCTTTGTTATCAGTCTATCGTTGTGTGCTACAACGCTTGGACGTTCCATCTCGAAGAAGCATATATGCAACCCAATGGCACGAGTCATCAACAAGTCATCGTGCTTTCCGATTTCCGCACCGAACGATCCGTTCTGCTTCTGTTCGTAGCATAGATACTCATCAAGGCACCGCTCGTCACGCTCTACATACAGAGCCTCCCTGACGACTTTCACAAGCGTGGATATAATCATCGGCTTCGTCTGCACGTTGGTATGGAATCCATACTTCACGCTTCTCCCCTCACGGATGTCAATCTCGCTCGGCTTGCGCGCATACAGATTGTTGTAGACATTCTTGATTTGGTTGAGGATGAACACCGACTGGTCGCCATCAACCATTCTGTCCCTGTCTTTAGTTTCAAGGGTGTTGGACTCTATGACAAGCAGGCTGTCGTTGTATAGTTTGGCTATCTGAGCCGCTTTCCACGCAAGAAGGTCGTGGTCTATATGTCCGTACCATTGCGCCACCACGCAAGGTTTTCCGTCCGTCTCCATCATCCAATACCTGTCGAACACCACGACAACGGAGAAGTCGGCTTTGTTGGATCGACCTCCAACGTCCACCACAGTAAGGTATCGGTTTGCGATGCGCTTGTCCGGGAACACTTCCGGCAATTCCCACACACAGAACTTTCCTTGCGAGTCCGCCTCGAATTTCACATGCTGCAAAGCTTCCTTGCCGCTGTCACCGTCACCATACACGTCCCCGACAAGCTGAGGAGGGCGACAGGACGGTTTGAGCAATTCCACCTTGTATTTGTCGAACACCGAGCATCCTGAGTGTTGGAAAGCCTCCACGTCATCGGATGGATATTCGGCAGCCATATCACCGTGTTCATCATACTCGGCACGTTTCAGACAATACCAATGGATTCCTTCAAGCGTGGCTCCCTGCTGCCATAGCCACCACAGATACTTTCCGCTGTCGTGCCGTCTGTCCGAGATATACTCGTTAAGTCTGTTCTTGTAGAGATTCCTTGCAAATTCCTCCCTGTCTTTTATCGGCAGCGTGTATCTCTCAATCTTGAACCACGGCACGAACAAGGATTTGAATGTAGACTTGTTCTCCTTAGCCGCCCGGTATTCAGACTCGAAGAAATTACCCGTTCCGTTGGCTGTGGACTCATAGACAATCATTGTCATAGGCATAAGACCAGCACCGGAGCAGGCGGTACGCACAATCTCCTGTGGAGTCTTGCCCTCGGTCTTCTTCCAAAACGCCACCTCGGTGCAATGTACAAGCGCGGAGTCGCCGCCACGCGCGGAGTTAGGCTCCACGGCAGTGCCTATCTTCACCTTGCAGTTGCGTTGCGGAATCTTGAAGATGTTCCCCGATGCGGCTTCCGTCATAAACTTAGGCTCGTTGTCCTTGAAAGACGCACCGACATCGTACATCATCTCCAATGGATATGCCTGGATCAGTTTGTCGAACATACCTTTCACTTCCACCGAAGCATCCTTCGTGTGACCGACTATAAGGCTGTTCCATCCCGTCTTGTGGACAAGTTGTATCCACGACATATAAATCTGCGTCACCGTAGAGCCGCCCCATTGGCGAGCCTTCAGCACTATCACACGGATGGGAGCACCGGCAAGGCGCATCTCCTCGAACACCGACACAAGCATACGTTGCGGAAGATTCAGCGAAAAAGGGATGTCATCGCCACCCTCCTTGTTCTTGATCCTTGCGAACACGAACGCCCAAAAGCAGAAGTCGTGCTTGCACCGGATGCGTATAAGCGTTTCCGCCAAGGCTTCCTTTCCTATTTCCGGTCTGCCCGACGCTCCGAGGAACTTCGCCAAAGAACCGCACCTAAGCACCGCTTTCACGAAAGGCTCCTCGAGCATCGCTTTCGGCACGTACTGCCTCGGTATGTCAAAGTCGGGAATCTCAATCCATTCACGTTCCAATATAGCACCTTCTCCGGTCAAAGGATTGAACGGAGCGAAAAGGACGGCATTCCTATTGTCATTCTCCTTCAGCAATCGTTCAATTTCTTCTTCCATTTAATCGGATTGATAAGCAGTCCGTACAACAGACCTGCGATGTAACAATATAGATGGATTATTCCGTTCACACTCGGTATGAGCATACCGAGGAGAATGAACGCTGCCATATATGAATGGTAGTAAACCTTGTGCTCCACCAGATAACTGAAGCGACCGAGCAGGACGAAGCATATTCCGGACAATCCGACAGTAGGCACGTCCCACATTATAGGAGTGAACGAAGCACAGACAAACGCCACAACAATGTCGGACACCGCAATGTTGAAAGTGAACGCCACGGCAAGCAGACACCACACGTTCATAAGGCAGTGGATAGCAGAGACGTGGAAGAAATGATAAAGGAATCTGTTGCGGAAAGCGCATCCGTCGAATATGGCGAAAGCCTCCACATCGTTCACGAGTAGAAGACAAATAACAGCGGCTGACACCGCAAGCACTATATTGCGAGCTGTCCGTTTCTCCATCTCTTCTTGATTTTATGGAGGATGACCTTTGCACTCTTTATTGTGAGATAGAACTTAGGCGCACCGCCCTCTATCACACGTATAACGGCATCCTCAAGTTTGATACCTTCGTGAGTCCGCTCAATCTCAGCCACACGCTTCTCTATCTCCTTGAACATTTCTCTGCGAGTGCCGCCCATCTGTGCCAAGTCATAGCCCTTGCGTATCTTGTGGATCATCACGACCGCACGTTCTATGGACACCCAGAAATGCGATGTCGGAGAATTTATGGTTGCAGTAAGAATGTCAGAAAGGTTGAACTCCCCTTTCTGAAGCGACAACTGTTCACGGAACGCACGCATAAGGTCTCTGTCCCTGTCGTCCTTGAAACACGCAATGCTACCTTTCTGTCTCATACCCTATCAAAATTAAAAATTACTCAGTTAATAAAAAAGACTGATAGCCAACACGATAGGAGTAACTTTGGGTAAGTAAGAATATAAACAAAGCAAATCAATATGGAAGACCCTAAGAATGAACAGGTTAAAAGCAAGCGAGACTCCTTTCTCGAACGTTTGAAGGGGAAGTACCCCGACAAGGAATTCGCTGACGATGAGGAGATTTACGGAGCTATCAACGATGATTACGACAATTACGACAACGAGTTGAAGCGGCTGAAGGATGACGAAAGCAAAATAATGGAGATGTTTTCGGCAGACCCACGCACGGCAACGTTGTTTCAGACGGCAGCTGCAAAAGGCGATGTCATCACAAAGTTCGTGTCGTTGTTCGGCCCGGAGATTGCCGATGCCTATGAAGACCCCGAGAAGATGGAGGAAATCTCCAAAGCGGGGCAGGAGTATCTTGACCGCATAGCGCAGAGCAGAGACCTTGAAGAGCAGTATAACAAGAACATTCAGAAGTCGGTGGAAGACATTGAACAACTGAAGAATGAGAAAGGCTATACCGACGAGCAGGTTGATGAAGGGATGAAGAAAATCTGCCAAATCGCCTATGATGCCATTGTAGGCAAGTTCTCCAAAGAAGCACTCGACTTCGCCTTTAAGGGATTGTCACACGATGAGGATGTAGAGACGGCGGCGCAGGAAGCGGAAGT